GAAGCTGCTGCGACTTTTGCTGCTGGTGCAACATAAGTTTTTGCTGGAGCTTGGCGACCCATAGCACTTTCGCCATCATCATCGACTGCTCCAATGTTTAAAAATGATTGAAGACCATAACGTCTAGCATAACTAATTCCGCTACCTTGCCCTTGTGGATCGTTAGCTTTTGCATATACAATCTCTGTTTGACTAGATAAAAACTCTCCAGATGAATGTAATAGTGTTGTTTCAACAAAAGATTTTCCTTCATTAAAAATCGTTGGTTGTAATACTGTAATATTATTTTTATTTAAAACTGGAATACAAGCTTCTCTAACAGAATTTAAATCAGCAAATTTTGATTTAAAAAAAGGATTTGCCGATCCTTTAACTGCATCTCCCATATCTGTTTGAGCTTTCAATAAATCTAAAGCTAATTTACTAATTGTTTCACTTTTTTTCATTTTTCTTTCCTTTCACAATTTTACTAACAGTATTTCTGTCAGCATTAAAACTACGAGCAATTTCGTTAATTTTAAATCCTAATTTATACAATTCTTGCATATCTATACGAGATTGTAAATTAAATTTATAGTACCCATTAGATTTAAATAATTTAATATCTCTGGCATGTTGTAGATTTTCTTGTCTAGTCATCCATTCTAAATTATATAAACTATTATCTTCTTTATTACCACTAATATGATTAACTTCAAAAATATAGTTAGAATTATCAAAATGTGATAAAAAGGTTTCGGCTACTAATCTATGATTAAAAACAGAACGTCTACCTCTTCCATCATTAAATTTAACATTTACCATATTATAATTATTACGATTTTTATAACTTTTAAAAATTGTTCCAGTTATTGAATTTTTAACATTACCATAATTAGAAACTAAAATATTATTACAATTAGGATGAAAAATATATATTTCTTTTTCTTTTGGAAAAAGATTAATAATGTTATTTCTAACACTATTTCTATTATTTTTATCTAATGCGGTAATAGTAGAATATTTCATATTTTATAGAACATCTAAACCATTAGACAAGAGAATTACATGTAATCTTTCTTGAATAATGAATTTATCTGTATTGCTTTCAATGATACGGATCTCACCCGTTTCTTTTGAATCTTGATTAAATGGAATTTCAATAACATGCCATTTACCGTCAGCTTCATATAATGAATATGCATTATTATTATAAATTACTGCTGGTTTTGATGATACTAGAGTTTCTTCTAGTGGTTGAGTTACTTTAAACGTTTTTACTTCTTTTTGTGCCATTTGATTTTCCTTATTATTTAATAAATTTAAAAACGCTAATTTTTTTAACCATAACATGTGTACCTTCAGCATCAACAAAAAAACTAGTTGCATCACCAAATTGCACACGTTCTTTAAACTCGTCTTCAGTTCCGTTAAAATTGATGATATATTTTTTTCCATTCTCTAATTCCAATTCTGCTTTAATATTCATACTAATTGTTCCTTTAATCGATTACGAATCGTACTGAGAGATTCATCTACAAGTAGTTTACCATCTTTAAAGATTTCTACAAGTAAATTTCCTTCAATACTATCATTTTTTGTTAATCCATCTAAACATACGATTTGATTGTTGTTTTTAACAACAGCAACACGACCACGTTTAGAATTTTTTGTTCCATCATCGGTTTTTGGTGCTTTAAAAATTGCTTTCTCATCTCCATTAATAGTGACTGAAGTGGCTTTCATTGCAAAACCAAATGTATCCCTAGTATTAAATTGATAAGTAAAACTACCAACGCCAAAAACAATATTTGTACTACAAAATCCTTTTGACTTAAGACCTTCACAAATTTCTTGTGCTCTCTTAAGAGTAATACTATCGCCATAAATAGCACCAATATGAGAGTCAAGAAGTTTATAACTTGAAGCATTTAATGTTCCTCCAAATGTATCATATAAACATTCAATAAGACCTTTTTTAGCAAATTCATTATCACTATTAACATCACCACAGACAATTTTTACTGGATCTCCACTGTCTGGACGAATAACAAGTTTACCATCTCTCGCCATAATAATATCTTTAATTTGTGGTAAAACATTACCAACAATATTCCAAAAATCCCAAGTATCTGATACTACCGAAAGAATACCTTTTGGATGTACTTCTGTTAATAAACGAAGAAACGTTTGTTTCTCATCAGAACCACCAGCAGACATTACAGAGTGTTCGGTGGCAAACACTGAAGTTCCAACAAGTTCCTTTTCAACATTAGCATTATAAAATTCTTCTGCTCCAAGGATAGCTGGAATTGTATCTGTTCCAGCAAATGAAACTAAATGTCCAAGACCACTATTGATTGAACTGTTTACTGAACTCATTCCTCGCATAGCAAAATCGTGTGCTTGAAAATCAATAAATCCAAGATCTCCACCAGTTTGTTTTGCATAATTAGTGAGAAGTTTTCTGTATTGATGTGCAATAGTTGCTGATGTCGATGATTGCCAAAGCTCACAAGAAATTAATGTTTCAAGAAAGTTTGTTAACCAAAAAAATCTAGAATCTGTATTTTCAATAGTCATCATAGGAACACGAATTGGGCATAGTGTCCCTTCTGGAAGTGCTTTAATTGATAGTGGTAAATAACCTAAATCATGTAACTCTTCAATATGTTTAGTTTCTGGGTTAGCATCAAAAAATGCATTCTTCATGATACGAACATAATTTGCAATTACTTGTTCTTTTGGTTGACTAAAAAAATTATTATTAAATTCACCAATCAAAAATTCTTTAATTAACTTTTGTTGACCAAAACTTACAACACCATCCACGTTAGGAATTAGTGATTGTCTTGGAGTCCAAGTGGAATAAACAACTTCTGTTCCTGTTGGATATTGTTGACGATGATGAAGCTTATATGCATCTGCTAATAACATTACCTGTGTGTTTTTCATTCTATTCCTCTTTCATGTTTGGATCGCAAATAGTAATACTAATCATATACCTTTTACAAAGTAAAGTCAATAGTTTCTCTGTTTCTTCCCAATTTACTTTAAACCCACCACTATTAATTTTTGGCATATAAAAATTCTCTTTAAATATTATTGAGTTAAAGAAAGAATTTAATGCCAAACCCGTATAAAAATTAATTGAATATGGATCGTCTGGATTTTGACTATCTCCGTTAGAAACATATAAGTTAACTAACCCAAACTCATCGTAATCATAATAATCATAGGTTCCAAGATCTGAGTATTTACAATATTCTTGATAATCAATAAACATTTTAGGATTAAATTCTTTCAAGGCTTTGGCAACACCAGAATCCCATTTTCCCTCGATATTGCAAGATTGGATCAATATACCGTCAGAAGGTACATCCAATACTGACATTTTTTTATAGATTAACATGGTACTTCTTGTCCTCGACAAATAATTCTATTATAACCAGTCTCTTTTACATCTTTTAATCTATTAGGTTGAATAATATGACTAATATGAAGGTCAATAGACTTACTAATAGATTTTAAATCTTTAATAATATTAATAAATGTTGCTCCCCCATCAATAAGGTCATCGCATACAAGAACATTTCCTAACTCAAACTTTTCTGGTATATATAACTTCATTTCTAATATCTTGCCAGTAGAAGGATCTCTATGCTTTTCAAAATATCCTTTATCAGCTTTATTAAAAGCAAAAGGAATATGCGTAAACATTTCAGAGTAGCGAGTTAACGCACCTTTATCTGGAAAAATAATTGTATCGTAGAAATGTTTATTATCTTCAAAATAAATAGCTAACTCATAAGGAAGAATATTAATAACATGTGATCGGATTGCTTCAACATTATGAATATCATACGCACTTTTCTCACATTGCATTAATGATAAAACCGTTTTGAAAGTATTTAAAGCAAATGTACTACCAGATAAAAACATTGGTTTATCCTGTCGTGCATATGGAAGTGTTGGCATATAAATTCTATGTTCAATATCATTTGCGGATAATACTTGTGATAATTGTAATAAATGAAAAATTTCTGCATCATTTTCAAATTTAAAAATAATTTCATTCATTTCTTTATATTTAACAAAATTAGTTAATCCCCAAACTTGATGAGTATTATCTGGAAATTTTGTTGGTTTAATTTCATGTCCATTAAGTGTAATCATTTTTTCTCCAATTTAATTAATCCGTCCATTGAATTTTTATGGCATAAATCACGATACATACATGGTCTGTAATAACCATCATTGTCGCATTTAGTAAGATCTGGAGTGATTTCCCCACTATTAATCTTATCATTTACCATTCCAATATTATCTATCACAGCATCAATAAATTCAATAGGAATTTCATCAATAATAATTTGCATTGAACATGTTGGATGTAAAGTCTCTTCCCACTCACCATTGCATCGCACAGGTTTTGGTGGATTAGATAAAAGTTGTGCCACTTCATTATCACAAGTTTTAAATTTACCGCCACTACCATCTTTATTACATATTTTGCAGATTTTCTTTTTGTTCTTTTTAATATTCTTAGAAAATACTACATAACCTGCTAAATTGGTATTGTATTTATCTCCCAATGTATATAGGTATTGTGATAACTGAATTGATTCTTTTACAGAGTTTGCTTCATAATCTTTACTAGCGGTTTTAAAATCAAGTACAATCGGTTTATCATAACCTTTAAGCTTAACTACAGCATCTGCATAACCTACGTTAGAATCGTCACCGGAGGTTAATAATACTTCTTCCTCTGTGCTATAGACTTTTTCTAATAATGGAATAAAATTGGTAATAAACGAATCAATCATTAAGTGTGCTTTAGTTCTTAATGATTCCCAAGGTGTCTCACCAAAATCAATGTCAAAATCTGATTTACTATAAACAACATTTATAGATTCTTTTAGATTTACTGTAACATTATTAAATTCTTGGAATGTCCATGCTTTATCAAAAAAATCTTTGGCAATAGAAATATCTACCTGATTGTTTGTAAATGCTTGTAGAATATGTTCAAAGGTTTTACCGATTGCACTACCAAAAATTAATGGACTAGCAATACTTGTTGGTCGAAGACGCTCAACATAGTGGTTATACCAAGCTCTTTCACAAAATTGAAATTTTTGAATCTGAGAATGCGAAAGACGGTTAGCCATTTTAAAAATCTCCCTTGGCACAAGCTAATGTTACAATTCCACGACTTCTCCACATATCAACAACTCTCGCCCTATCATCAATAGCAAATTTAATATTTGCAAATCTTGTTTTTATTTCAAAATCTAAAATAATTTCTTTTACTAACTTATCATCCCTATGATCTGCACGAGGACGCATCATAAGATAATCATAAAAGAATTTATTATCTTCCAACCATTTTTTAGTTTGTGGTTTTAATGAATCTGGTCTGCCAGAACAAAAAACAATGAGATTTTTATCTCTCATACTGTTAACAATTTCTCTACACCACTGATTCGGTGTATCTAAATGTATATTATCAAAAAAAGATTTCCAATCTGCTTTTTTTCCATCTTTCTTATCAACAAAATATAGCCTGTGGTCTATATTTGCTGCTGTTCCATCGATATCAACCAAAATTGCAGAACTTCTATTTGTAATGTTTGGATAACGGTATTCAACCGTATCGGCTTCATCAAAAGTAGGACGTTCATATTTACTAAAAAACATATTTAATGCATTTTTAGCATGTTCTTCGGTTGTAATTGTTGGGTGATCAAGTCTAGCATTACATCTTTTAAGACAAGTCTCATAGTTTTCATGCATAACAATGATTTGTGTTTCGTATCCAGATTCTTTCGCTGGGTTTAGATAACGAGCACGTTGTTCTTTATTAAAATTAAGACGATCCATAACAATGTTACGTTTACATTCAATAGCAGCTTTAAACATAGTCAAATGACCAGATTTAGTATGATCATCCTGATTGATACGAAGAAAATGATTTCCATCAGATTCTAATTGAGATGAAATTGAATGTGCTAATGAAGTTTTGCCAGCACCGCTTGGACCACAGAGGATAATTAATTTTGGCATATTATGCCTTACGTCTAAATGTAGGAGCCATATATTCTTCTACTTCATATGGAACACAGTATGAAAAATCAGTTCCATCATAACTATCATAATGACCATTAGCTTGAACAAAAAAAGTTTCTCCGTCTTTACATGTAATTTTATACACATAAGTATAAGTTTCTCCCTCACCTTCTCCACCACTTTCAAGAGCATTATGAATTAATACTCCTTTAATTTCTGGCGTAGTATAATGATCATATTGTAATTGTTTTTGAATTTCATTAATAATTTCGATTTTAGTCATGTTTTTTAACCTTTCTCCAATCTTTAACTTCTTTAATATATTCTTCTACTTCATATGCTTTATCATCAAACTGGTTACTATCCCAACTACTATAATATCCATCAATACGAAACAAAGCTACTTCTTTTCCTTGAGAAATTTCAAAAATATAAGATAGAGGAGCACCGTCCCCTTCACCACCGACTTCAGCTTCAATTTGAACGTCATAACCTTCTAATTCAAATTCTTCATAATAACCACCGTCCATCATAAAATTTGATAATTCTTTGACAATTAACTTTTTATCCATTTTTCATCCCCTTATGTATTTGAAAATAACGTTCGTTCATTTGATTAAATCTTAAATCAAAATAGTTGTCAATTAAAAATAAATTAAACCATCCTGTAGTTGAAGAAGTAATTAATTGCTTTAACGCTTTAGCTAATGCAATTTTAGGTGGATATTCTAAATATCTTTCAATTCCAAATACATAAGCTTCTTCTAACGCACATTTAAGTTTTTCTTCATGAGTAATTTTGTCCCAAAGTAATTTGCTACACTTTACACTATGTAAATTGGGGCGAATAGTTTCATGTAATGGTCTATCGCCAAATTTAACAAGTTCATGTAATTCATCGTGATTATATTTTCTAGTAATTTTTGAAGTAAAGAATGTATCTGTATCGCCTTCAAGTTTTACTTTTTTCTTGTGGTGGATTATAGACCAGTCTTCCAAAAGACTCTCATAAAGCTCATAATTGAGTTTACAGCCCTTATCTTTCATGAACTTGATATCATGCATAGTCTTATCGAAATTGATATCATAGCAAGCGTGAGAGATTTTAATAGTATATAGGAAGTTTGGATCTACATACCGAGTATCACTATTAAATTTTACAATATGTTTAAAAGATGGAGCAAAATGGTATTCTATTCCTTTTCCGCTTTTACCTTTACCAATATAGTCAAGATCTTTTGGGTTTCTTGGAAAATCAGGAAACCAATGTTTTAGTGCTGTGCTACCAAAAATTAAATTATCCATTTTTTACCACTTGAGAATATACATCATATACAAAATTGTCAATCCAAGTTTGATCTGGGGTTTCTCTAAGTGATGATGTCATTTGTGCTGCTTGAAGTTTTTCTAAACCATCAACAATAATATCGGCAACTTCATTATATTCCATTTTACCAATTTTAATATTTAAAAGTAATTCTCGATCTGGTCTTGGGAATGTAACAAATGAAGTTTTAAGTAATTCTAATCCTTGTGAATTAACTCTAACCGCATGTGAAAGTGCTTTCCAGTCGATTCCTTCGTTTAATTCTGCTTTTAGTGCTCTCTGCCCATATTGATCAAAACGTCTTTGGACTTGATCTCTAGCCATTTTAACGGAACTATTAAAAGCATAGTGCTTATCACATACTTTTAAAAACATATCTTTAGTTCCAAACTTATTATCTAATTCCACAATAGAAATAAATTCATTATTTGAATCTACAACAAAATTAATTAAAGCGATGTGATTTTCATGAAGTTTACTATGTAAATGTAATTTTTCTAAAAAAGAAATAGTATCTCGTAAAGCAGCAACACGAAATCCTTTTAAACCATATTTTGCTGCTTGCTGTCTTGCATAGCCAATAAATGCTGCAAGATTTTTAGAAATTAATTTTTCTCTATTATTGTAGATGTCAGAAAAGATATAGAAATCATCTTTATTTAAATATGTAAACATTCCAAGTGGAGCAAATAAAATATCAAGGGAAACAGTTTGACCTTCAGATAATAATTTAAGATATCGATCTAAACTAAATATTTCAACGTCAACATCATCTTTGGTGTTACGTTCATTTACCGCTTTTGGTCTTTGTGTACTAATTGTTTTTTTATAATTACCTAAAACAATTTCACGAGCTTCTGGAATATATATTGATTTTAAATCTAGATCTGAGTTTGGCGTAGAGGTGCCGTAAAGGGCACTTCCAAATTTAAGTTCAAATAATTTATTCATGATTTTAATTTACTACTAACAACTGTACATTCTGTAAAGACCTTTGGTGGTTTTTTATTAGCCATAGCCTTTTGAAATTCGTGTTCCATTATAGCATTATTATATTCTGAAGCACAAATATTTTGTAAATCTTCAAATATCATTCCATCTGGTATTAAATTTGCTTTTTTTAATTCCGTCCAAATTGCTGGTAGATGATTAAAAACAAGCTGTGGGAGTATGTTTGGGTAACCAAGTTTAGTTAAATAATCTATAATTACTTTTTTTGTTTGTTCTTTATCCATTAAGGTTTTGATCCATATACTTTACTATCAATAACTAAAAAACCGTCTTTATGTAACCCATTATCCCGATTTCCCGGATTATAATGAACCCAATGGATAATTGCTCCCATTGGTGATGGTCTTTGTGCTCGTGAGCTTACTGTTATATAATCACCACAAGCTAGAATTCTCATACCAGACATCAATACTGGTAATTGACCAAACTCATTATTATAAATAATTTCAATATCTCCACCGAAGATTGAATCAATATCTAAAGAAAAATGTGTGTGCCCAGTTTGGTTTGGATATACTGTAACTACTGTACCACTAACCAGTGCTCGTTTTAGTGTTTGGTCTGGAGTATTATGTTTCCAAAAAATAACTTGTTGATTTAAATTTGGTAAAATTCTATTGTCAATATCTAAACAATTTGGAACAAGGGCAAATGTTTTTGTTGTAAATAGTAAAATCAATAGATATTTTATCATCTCTTAAAATCCAATCTATAATCTAAAATACCACTTATAGTATGTCCATCTAAAACTTTATTAGAATCTTTAAAATCTTTATGCGTATTACCACATTGACAATTTAAGTATTCATCTTCAATTTTTGGTGGTGTATCAGTTAGCCCATAGTAACCACGAGTAGTTTGATCCATTTTTTCAAAATGACCAATCCAATCTTTTTCCCAAGTAATTATATATTCTAAGTCTACTGGGAAATAACACCAGCCACATTTATTACATTCTATTAAGTTCATTTAATTCTCTTTGAATTTGTTCATCGTCAACTAAAACATAACCAGAAATAATAGCATCTTGTAAATATTCATTAGCTCCTAAATTTAAAAAAAGATATGATTCGGCTTTTTTAATATGAAATGAACTAGTTCCTTTATTATATTTTTTTAATTGTTTTATATGATTATCTCTAACAGTTTTAATATCTGCTTTTGACATATATACAGAACCGGGAAAAGCTTGATTTGTTTTAGCATCAACAGCTTCTACTGCAGTTAAAATTTCATCCCATTGTTGTTTTAAAAGAGATTTTTTAATTTTAATTATTTTCATTTTTTAACCTTTTTATTATCGCATCCCATACAATAAATTTTATCAGTTTTTTCATTCATAACACCAGCATAAATTTGAGCACCACAAATACTGCAAGTCAACAATTCATAATCTGATTGTTTCTTTTTGTGTTTTTTCTTTGGTTTTCGTTTAGCTTTGCTCATAATTATTTAGCCAAGTATTAACTTCTTCAGAGTCTGGAAGTTTTTTAATAATCAAATATGCTTTATTTAAAAGAAATTCATACTCCATGTTTTTTTTCATGGTTTGAACATTTAAATCGCCAATGAATAAAGCTTCTTCCGTTGGATCTGGAGCTTTAAACTTAACTAATAAATTTTGCAATGATTTCGTTAACCGAAGCATCGAATCCTACCACCCTTAAAATATTTGCATCGTTTTGAGGAAAATTAGTGACCCCATTGGCAACCATTGCCACTTCTATAACTTTAACATTTTTATTAATAGTACGGCGATACTCATTTAAAAGATCAATTGAATGTCTACCACCAGCATATGTTTCACTATCAGTTAAAATTACAATAGCATCAAACTTGCGTTTAGTTTGTAATGCATACTGAATTGGAATAGAACAATCTGTGCCTCCTCCATGAGTAACGGCTTTCATAGCATCAGTAATCGCTGTACGTTTACCCAAAGCAATCTGTTGTAGTTGTGTATCAAATGCAATTAATTCTGCATTAGGTTCAGTTTTAAGAGTTGTTAGAGCAAGCACAGCACCGAGTTGTGTTGCTGTAAAAGATGTACCGCCGACTTCGGTATTCATGCTTCCAGATACATCTAAACCAACAAGGATGTTTTTACCTGTCGCATTAAAATCTTCTACAGAATTATGATAAGCATCTTCTAATGCATCTACAAGCTTTTGATTTACAGGCCAAGTTCCATTACCTTTAAATCCTTTACCACTAGCATATGTTTTCAAATAATTAACAATATTAACTGGATGAAGTTTTGAATATTTAATTGAAGATTTATTTAGTTTTGTTGTTATAATAGCTTTTGTTGTATCACTTAAACCCTCGGTTAATTTAGCATTAGCAAATCTATTTAAATTTCTAATGGTAGCAGTAACAGGCATATTTGGAAGTAATGATTTTAAAACTGTAGCATTATTTAATTGATCGGTAGGAATCATTTCCCAAGCTAACTTGTTTTTAACAACAGTATCAACTAGAAGTTCGCCTTCCAATGTTTTGGAAGCTTCAAACCCTAAAATTAAACTATTTGTTGTTTCTGGAACTGTACCAGAAACAATATACTTTAAAATTTCATTAATTTGTGGATCTGCACATTTAACATGACAAAGACGAAGAACATCTCTATGTGTAAACCCAGAACGATTGCGATATTTTAAAATTTGATAAGTAAGATCTTGTGGAGTTTTTGAAGTATACCAGCGTCCAACAGCTTTACGAAGTCCAGAAGACCAACCCTTTAAAGTATTTGCTTGAGACACAAATGTTAACAGATGTGTACCTGTACGACAAATTAAATTTAAATTAGTATAAATACACTTACGAGTATAATCATCTCCATAAGTAACACAAAGGGCGGCTACAAACAATACCGTATCATATTTCGGAGCATTGTGTGCTTCAATTGTATCAAAAAGAATATCAACAACAGATTCGCCATGTTGCTTAATTAATTTAATAATTTCAGCAGATGTCTCAATTGTTAATTTTGCTTCCCCAACGTAATATGTTCCACCAGTAGAACCAATCAGTAAAAATCTACGAAGTAGCTGTTCTCCAGTGATTGCAAATGAATACCCTTCGGCATTGTTTTTAATCATTTCTGGATAGGCAGGATGTTTTGTTTTTTGATTTACATTTGAAATTACTTGTGCGTAGTCCATACTTTCCCCTTTGTTAAAAAAATTGACTGATAAATGTCGTTTATTGGGTTTTTTCTATCGCTCTACCAACTGAGCTATCCCCCGTCAAAAATGTTCGGGGGAGCAAGAATCGAACTTGCGACATATAGTTCCCAGTATAACCAATAAACTACGACCAGTCAAAAATATGGTAGATAAAGATTAAATAAAGGCATTTGGCTTCAAGATAGTTGAAAACCTTTATTTGACGACCTACCAGTAAAATTTTGCAAAGAAATAAATATTGAGATGGATATAGTGCGTTACCAATTACGCCACCAGAGGATTACTCCACCAGATGGGACTCGAACCCATAACACTTCATTAACAGTGAAAACCCATCTCTAACGACCTCTCTGCTTAATTAGTTTACGTCATACAAAATATGAAGTCAACAATTATTTTTAAGTAATTTCACACAACCCACCAGCACAAGCTAAGTTATCAATACGATTGGTGTTATCATCGTTTTCTCTTACTTTAGTAAGATCAATATCTTTAACCATTGAATTATATTTATCGAAAGTTTCTTTATCACAAGTTTCAAATGGGGCTTGTTGATATGTTCCACCGTCAAATGGTAATAAACTAATGCCTGTATAACTTTCACGGAATTTCCACATAAGATCAAATAGTTCTTCTATTTCAGAATCTTTGTAAGAAATAGTAACACTGACATTATGTTGATTCACACCTTGGTTATGTCCGGGTTTAATCCAGTTATCTTGATACAAAGTTGTACGTTCAAACATAGATTTAACAGACTCTGCATCTCTAATAATTGCGCCATTTGGTGATTCTTGTGGAATAGTAACCACAACACCATTTGAAGAGAATACATCATCTTCTACCAATTCAGGAACAACACTCTTTAAATAAACACTAAGAGCATCATCTTTATTCATTCTAACTCGACGAAGATAATAATTGGCATGGCGAGCATGGATACCAGAAGAACTACCCAAAACACAAGAAGCCGTACCTTCGGGTTTAATAGTTGTAATACGAGCAGCAGGATTAATCCCAAGTTTACGAGCATATTTTTCATTGACTTCTTTTGCGAGTTTAGCTCCTTCATTTAACCATTCTGCAGTAATTAAACCGCTTGCGTCTGCAATACCAGTACAACTAACTCCTAATAGTGCTTCTAATTCTGTTGTTTGTTTCCAACTTGGACGAAGATAAGGGAAGTCTGTGTATGCCGCTTGAAGTGTTCCAAGTAGTGTTGCTGCATAAATACGATTCAACCAATCTTTTTTATCTTTAACGCCAGTTTGATTAATTGTTGTTAAATTACAAAATTGATTGCTATTCAAACTAATTTCGGCGCATGGATTAGTTCCCAAATTTTCATCGTTAGTCCAGAAAAAGCCGGGTTCACCAGATTTACTGTTGATACACATATCAAAAATATGTCTGAACTCATCTTTCTTAACTGCACCCCTTGGAAGTACTGCGGAGTTATTTGCTCTAGCTCTGTATGGATGTTTCTCCCACCAAGTACCATGCTTAGATTTTAGCATTTCATCATCTGTGCGATCAAATAATGAAATAAGAGCGGCACGACGAATACCACCAGCAAGAACACAATCCGCAATAATACAAACTAGATCGTGAATTTCAATTGGTTTTAATCTGCGACCTTCAGCAGCTTTCAATCTAGCATCTACTTGTTCTAGCATGTATTTTAATGGTGCAGGGCCGGGGGCTTTTGCACCAGTCGTAACAAGATAAGATCCTTTAGGACGAACATTTGAAAAATCATACACAGGACGCATACGACCATAAAAATAAGAGTCCATTAGAATATCTAGTGCTTGTGCCCACCCAGTAATGCTGTCGTGTACAACAAACAATCCTTCTTCCCTTGGACGTTGAATTACTGGAAGCTTATTAACATGTCTTTTTTGACAGCTAAATCCAACACCAGTTCCAGATAATAATAGGAATAGTGCTTCACCAAAAGATCTTGGATCATCAATATGTAAAAACGAACAATTGTATGAACGAATGTTATTCTTTAGAATTGCTTCTCCACCAAACTGTAATGCTCTCATTGATGGCATTACTTTATACTCATGTACACGCTGATATGCTTTTACAATGTCACGAGATAATTTTGGAAACTTATCTAAATGCATTTGCATATTACGATTTAATGTTTCTTCAAATACTTCTCGTCTACCAAAGTTTTGAAGATGCTTTGCGTATGTACGAAAACTTACGATGTCTGATAATAATTTATTACTTTGATTCATGTGCCTCTCTCATGTTGTTAAAATGGTCAGGTAGCTGGTGACGCTCCAGATCCCTCGCTTCACAGGCGAGTACATTGACTAACTATATGCTACTACCTGTATAAAATTATAGCCCTCTCGTGTGCGTTACACCAGCGTCATCGTGGGTAATCCAACCCAGTGAATACACAGTCATTTCCCACTCCTACCAAGGGCACCGTAGGATTACAATTAAAATGGAACATCTTCGTGCTGAACTTCCATATAGGAAGAGTCTGCTACTAATGTAGCTGGTGCTACACTTGATTCTTCTTTTTTAGATACAGGAGGATTTTCCATATAAAATCCATAAATCTCTCTTAATGCATCTTCCATATCTTTCATTGCAACATTAAACTTTGGGCTTGGTCCATTAACTGTAATGTTAATTTCACCAGTACTTGTTGTTTTTAATGATACAATGTCTAATTCTCCAGCCACAGCAGCTTCATCAATACTTACAATCAAATTCTTTTTAATTGCCATATTCTCTCCTTAGTTAAATCGTTTATTAATTGTTAGCCTAACATTATTAAATGTGTCAACTGCTAATTGTTGATCTTTATTTAAATTTTTCTTGAATGGTGGTGGATTCATTCCTTTGAGATAACCAATAATTTCCATAGTCATATTTAGAAATTCTTTTTTTCTCTTTTTGGACTCAATATTATTATAAATATAATCGGCATGAGCACCAAACGAATTGAGTATTAAATCTTTCATTAGCACCACCAGCGTCTACTAGCGTTTAGTAAAATATCTCCAAGATCTCGTAAATCTTGTTGAGCATCTTCTTCTGCTTTTTTAATTATTTCTAAAAATTCTTTTCGTTCTTGTTCTTTTTGCTTCTTAGTTTTAACTTTAGAACGATCTAGATTTTTTCCATCAAAATTTAATTCACCCCATTTTTTATCATGCTTCTCTTTATAGGCATCACCATAATTATCTTCAACAATATTATCACATAGTTTAATAGCCAATAATAAAGCTTTGCGATCTTTTGGAGTAAAGGTATGATATGGATCTTTATCTAACGTATTGTAAAGTCTAGATAACTTAAAAGATAACAGCTTATAAACAGAACTATAATCAAAATCATAGTTTGCCCATCCAAATTTAGCATAAGCAAACGATCTACAAATCTTTTCTTTATATTCTGTAAATTTGCTAATGATATCATAATAAAAAAATAAAATCTTTGCAGCATATTTTTTCATACAGATTCCCCAGTTGTATTAGAAACTGTTCCACCAATAATTCCAGTACCCCAAGGACCAAGAGGTTGAACAAAAGGATTAATATTTGGTGGATTATATGGTTGAATAAACGGTTGAGTGTTTGTTCTATTATAATCAAAATGTGTTCTTAAAGAATTATATAATTCACGAGCTTCTGTTTCTGTTAATTCAAAAGCTTTATTTCCAATTTCAATTTTAAAATTAACTTCCATCTTCATATTAATACCCTCTACTTAAATTATATTCAGAAACTACAATATTATAATAGTAATAACCGTAACAAACAACAGGATTTAAAAGATATTGAAATCCATTATTATATGTACGATTAATAATTCGACCATTACAAATAATACCATTTGGCATTCTAGTATAAACTAATTCACCAATATTAAATCGTGGTGGTATAGTGTATACTGTGGATGGTGTACTATATACTATAGTATCTATGCGATCACAATCACTTCCACATGCAGATAACATTACTAATCCTAAAATAACCCCTAAATATTTAAACATAATTACCCCTTACAACTTTCTAATTTAATTTTAATATCTTGTATACGTTTAGTCAAGTCTTTGTATTTGTTTTGATCAAATTCTTTATCAAACTTAACTTTTAATTTTGTATAATAAGAACATACACTTGTAGTATCAACAGTTAAGGTTTGGTTTAATCCCACTTTATCTGTATCATAAAACCCATATAACTTTAAAGATAAACTACCTTTAAATGGTAGCTGAGTAATTGATACCAGTGAATCTAAATATTTAAGTACGGTTTCATATTGAATTGGTGATGTCATTGGTGTGGACATAGATTGTTCAATCATATAATCTTTAATAAAACTATATCTCAATGTAACTAATCCATATACCGCAGATTCGTAATTACCGCCAATTTGCGTTTTATACATATCAAGCATTTTAGTTTCTGGAATTAAACCAGAAATAACTTGAAGTGCATTTAGTTTAATGTACTTACCCAAATCTATAGCATCTTTTTGTTGTTTGTTAATTCCATCAATTTGCGCCAAATTAATTTCAGAAATCCACAAAAAAGCAATACCAGCAAGTTCTTCTGGTGTAGCGGTTTCTGCTAATGCTTTAGCTACAGCAAGCATTGGAATGATATTAACAGATGTTAATGTTATATATTTAGTATTGTCTGGTTTAAGAAGCTCATTCATTGCAAGCATTAGTGCTTGTGAATGTAAAGCATCTTTTGTATCAGAAAGACTTTTATCCATTCCAGAAATAGATCCATGCATGTCATCTAGATTCTTTACCATCTTATCTAAACGTGTATTAAGACCTTCCATCTTAGCATCTACATTCTTTAATGAATCAGATATACCACAACCACTTAGCATTAATAACAATATGGGGAATATTGTTTTCATGATGCAGCCTTATCTTTCTTTTTATCAACAAACTCTTTTTTAGGTTTATTATTTAATTGTTCATTAGTCATGGTAGCACATGCACTAAAACTTACTGCCATAATAATCAAAATAAATACTTTCATTTCTCTCTCCTTTTTTAATCGTTACTGCTTGCTGTAGTTTCAATATCCCCGAACGTTTGAACTGGGCATACAGAAACTCCCTTCTCATTTACCTTACACAAACTTGCACATCCAGACAAGTAAATTAAACTAATTAAGATAATGTATTTCATATTAATATCCAAACGTTGTAGCAGGGTTTTGTAAAAGTTGTGCTTTTAATGATGCTCCATCACTATCAGTAACGGTTCCTAAAAACATTGAAAAGATTTTTGTTGTTAATCCTTGATTATTTGAATTGATTGGAAAAACCCTACCAGCAGAATTTTCGTACTGCACTGAGTTTCCATTAGCTACGATAGTGATGTTATCATCGGCGTACATAGCATCTTGTGAATTAATAGCAGATACAATTGCAGTAACATCAGATCTATATTGTGGCATTTCTGTAACTGAGATTGCATTTGAAAGATAAGTACTGATTGCATCTTGTACTGTAGCACTATCTAATGATCTAAGGAATGTCATACGAATTGCGGTAGTTCCAACATTTGCAATGCTAGAAGCTGCGCCATTATCAGTACGAACAAAGTTTTGTGATTGTTCTGCATAAGTTTGAAGAACAAACAATTTAACTTTGGCAATACCCATTTTCTTTGTCGCTGTGCCAGTTGATAACAATTGAAGTGTTTTACCATTAGCTACTGCAGTTTGACCTACAGGTACACCATTGATGTTATACCCACGACTTGTATCAATATTAAGAATACTAGCTTGGACATTCAAACAGAACATTAAACCTAAAGTAATTATTGTTTTCATATTATTTCTCCTTTTTTCTTATCTCGTCATAGAAAGTAGCGTTCAAAATGTCAACAAGATATTTTTTAGCATCAAGTTTTACATATTTAATATCCGTGAATTGTTTTATCCCCTTGGAATTAAACAAGATTCTTTTACTAGTAAAGTCTTTAATCTTATATTCTAACTGGTAAGTATCAATAACAACAAACACAATACAAGTTTTACAAACTATAGGTTCACTGTTCTCAATATATTTAGTTTTAGTATGTTTGTATTTGATTCTTGTTGAGTTCACACATTTTCCTTTTGTAATGGCGCAAATTTTTATTGCACCGATTTACATACGATTGATTAATAAATTCACAATCCATGTATTGTGTGTGTCCAAGATTGTATGCTGCCATTGTCTTATCATTACTCTTATACTTTGATTTAAGAGACTTTAAGTATTTAGCTGCCACTTCGATATTAACTCTCGTTTGCTGTAATGCAAGAGAGTCTAAGAAGTTTCCACCGTATTGTTTGGCGGTATTTAATTTTAATTGACAAATACCATATGTTGTATTTGATTGATTGTTAATATTTCTTAAGTTTGTTTCTGTTGTGCAAACACTAAGAAGTATCATTGGCGATATTCCTACTTTAATTGCAATATGCAATAATGAAGGAATATAGTTCATTAATCAAAGTCACATTCTCGGATTGCGGTCATTACTTTATTAAGATCCCAGTTAGATTCCCAGCGATCAAAACAAGCCTGAAATAGATCATCAAAGTCTTCCATATCACCCCAAGTTTCTTTGTGAAGTACTTCTTTTGTATTTTTATCAAGAGTAAGTTTAATTAAAACTTTAATACCATTCTTTTCTTCTAAAACAAAATCTGTAATTGTTTCTGGCATATTACTCCCTAACAAATATAGAGTAAACAATAAACGCCGCACCAAGAAGAAGTGTAATGATAACCAAATAACCAAAAAAACCAATACCTGTATCTGGTTGAGAGTATACTGGTTGTTGATATACAGGAGCTTGTGTTTGTTGTTGTCCCATTGGAGCTACAATTACTGGCTGTTGATTATTCATCATATGACCCATAAGCATTCCAGTAAGAAAACCACCATTACTACTTGGTCTTTCGTAAGTATGAATTACGGTGCTTGTGGGAACAGAAGTATAACGTGGAACTGATCTTGTAATTGGCGCACTATAAGAACGTGAAGGAGCAGAATAAGATCTTGATCCAGAATAACTAGAACGACCTCCACCAAACCCACCACCACGAGCAAAACAAGTAATTGAAATACATAAACTTAATAACATTATTAACATTTTCATTCGCATTTTCTCCATTTTTTAATATTACATACAGTACAAACTTTAGTTTGCACTAAAGTATAATATGGTATTCCATCTTCACTAACAAACTTAAACATGTATGGATCACACCATTTTGTATATCTGTGAAATAACCAACACATAATTTCTCCTATAAAAATTTGCATGGAATCCGGTCAGTTCTCGTCAAGGGCCAATCTCTCGTTGTCTTTACCATGACCATGCTCCGCTATTGCGGAAAATTAATGAGAGTGCTAGTCGCTACTCTAGCTATTCGTGGGCGGTACGACTTAACCACGTTCCCCTGATTTCATCTTTCGATGTCTAGCGAGGATGACTAGATTTTGTGTCGTCTTTTTGCGTGTCTCCAGTGGTAACTTTCGTGGGTTCAAAGCCCATTACTCAATCACAGCGATACTTTGGCTATTTCTTCCCAAGCTTTCCACGCCGACTCTCAAATTTTAATTACTTCGATAAATTAATAAACGGAACAGATCCACCGTTAGTCATCATTGAAGGAAGCACACCATTCCACTTTTGAATAGCTTCGTATTGTAAAAGTTGTGGAGTAATTGATGCCATTTTTTGACGATTAGCTTCAGCTTCTCCCCTTGCAATTGCAATAGCTTTCTCTGCTTGCGCTTTAGCTTGTGCTACTTCGTTTTGAACTTTCATTGCATCTTGAGTTGCAGTGATTTTAGAATTAAGTGCTGCTACTACAGTCTCAGGAAGACGCATAGACCCAACAAGATAAAGTTTATCAATAATGATACCAATATCTTTAGTTTGAGCTGCTACATCATTCTGTGCTGCTAGAAGAAGATCAGACTTTTTTGGTCCATAAACATCTTCAACACTCATGGTAGATGAAGCTTTGTTTAAAGAATCTCGTACCATGTTGCGAATAAACACATGGGTAATTTCATCAATTCCTTTGCGGTATTTTTGAAAGATTGTAGATACTTTAGTTGGATCAATTTCATAACTGATACCAATATCGGTATTGATTGATAATCCTTCTTTAGTTTGGAATGTAAACGATTCGTCTTCATTACGACCTTCTGTTGCAGATTTAGTCCAGACGTAATTTTGCATAGAAGTTGGGAAAGTAAATAATTGTTCGTTCATACCAATCCAATAACGACCTACTGGAAGTACTTCATGATCAACACCTTTAGATCCACCAAGCATGTAAACTTTTACTCCCACAAAACCTGCAGGTACTTGGCTACATGCAGACAATCCTAACATCATAACTAAAGACAACAACATTAACATTTGTTTCATTTCTTTTTATCTCCTTTGATAAATTCAATTGCATTAGGTAAAAAATAAATACAGATTGCTGTAAGTAAAATGCCTAATGCTACACCAGTATCTGAAGCTGTACTAATTAAAAATGGTAATACAATTCCCAACAACAAGATTGCAACAAACATTACACCAACAATTCTTCTATACATATCTTTCCCCTTTAGATTTGTGACAGTAACAGCATATTTCATGCGAACAACAGTCACAAGAATTATTTACTTTTTTAAAGATTATGTTTTTTAGCACAAACATAACAAACCCTTATACTTTCTGCACTGCGTAAAGTGTGCTGATTAACTACCCATTCTTCCATTTGTTTAAATCTTTTTTGCGCTTCATCAAAGTATCTGTAATTTCTTGCGTTATGCTTTTCATAACCATCAATAAGGATATTTAATCTTTCTACTTCTTTTTCTAATTCTTGAGTCTTTTTAAAATAATGATCTGCCCAACGTTCTTCACTTTGAGTTTCTAATTCTGATTCTAAAGTATGAATTTTACATTTCGGATGATAACCATATTTTTTAATGGCTTCTATTTCTCCACAAATACATTCACTCATTTACGTTCTCTCCTATCATCTTCAATCAATTTAAAAATTCTATCTGTAGAATCTTTATTTAAAAGAATAATTGAATTGTAGTTAACAAAATCAAGAGATATTCCACCATCAGCAAGCATATATGCCTCACCAATTGGTCTGTCTTTATAATCAAATAGCGGTTCTTCTCTTTGACTCATTTAAACTTCCTTGCCCATTGATTAAACTCATCGATTGTAATTTTATATCCACAATAAAACATAATTCCAGAGTGTAGATTTTTAGGGAATTTATAATCATATTCAAAACATGCTAATTTAATTGCTTCTTGTTTACTCATTCTCACCTTCTTTGAGTGCTTGTCTTGCAATTTCGCCATTTTCTAAATTAAATTTATCGTCTGAATCACAAACCCAGTTTGCAGGTTCTCCACTTGGATTTTCAAGATCATTTTTTAAGTCTTGAATGTGGCTACTGCTTGAATAAAACTCCAACGCCGCCCTGTATTTCTGATTCTCAGCTTTGAGAGATTGGATTTCATTTCTAAAATGCTCATTAAAAATATACATTTCTGCTATCTCATCTTTTGTCGGTCTCTCAGCTTCCAACTTCTCATAAGCCTCGATAAGTGCGAGAATGTTTTTAGCGTCATAATCAGCAAACGTATCGTCAAAATCTTCAATGACTTTCTTGCTGTATTCCTTAATTTTAGTTATTAGCTTAGTCATCCCTTACCCCTCTTCTTCATTTCGGTTTCGATCCAATCGGCAAGCACTTCACCTGTTTGACCAAATAATCCATGAATAGTTTTATGGCAATGTCTTACTGCTTTGGCTTCATCACTCCTCAACAAATCCAATATCTCCTGCACCGTAATACTGTGGACAAAGGATGCGCCTTTTTTAAAGCCTTTAGATTGTTCTGACATAAATTCACCGTTTCCAGCCCAGAATAATTTTCTTGCTTCTTCTTCAACCCTCTCCTCAAACGACTGTGGTTTTGGTTCACTCATCACTTCCACCCTTCACTTGCTGCTCAATCAACTCAGCATAATGCTCTCCCATGTAAGAACCAGTTTGAAACTCTTCACTTCTAAGCATCCTAATCACCTCATCAACTGCCCAATGCGATCCTGCTTGAAAGCCTTCAGCGTGTGACCTGTATATTGTTCTAATCCTACTTATTCGTTGATATGTTTGAGATTGCTTATCAGCTTCCTCACTCAGCTTGGTTTTGAATGAACTCATTTTAGTCGCTCCAATATTTTATCAAACCAGTTCTTCTTACGAAGCTTAGTAAAGTATTTTTGACAAATCCAGCAAGGTTGTAAAATTCCTAAGTGTGTATCTTGAACTGCTGAATTTTCTTTGCAAATAGCGCATAGGTAATTGTGTTCCATACACATGAAACCGATACTATAAACAAACTCTGATTTTTCTATGTTGGTTCCAAATGGTACTTGTTTCATGCTAAAATATCCTTGAAGTTTTCCATGAATACCTTTTGAAAATCTTCTGGCATGTCTTGCATATTTCTTTTTAAATGTTTAGCTTTATTATTAACTAACTCTGCACGAATATCTTCGTTTAATATTTGCAATCGTGCTTCAATAAATCTAAATAAAGAATCGGGAAGTTCCCATTCTGTTGCTCTTGATGGACAACCACTTTCTGTTTTTAAACTTGTTGTAAATTTCATTTAAACCTTCTGTACAATAACCAATTTATTACTGGGATTGAAATAATAGCTACAATTATTCCTCCGGTAATGCCACCAAGTGTAATTAATAATATATCTTTCATCATAAAAATTTGGCCGATTCGTGGTGTCGCCACAAATGTCACAGTCATCGGCTCACTGACCGCTCGGATTAGTTCGGTTTGCAATTACCGAGTTTTGCAAATACGCTTACCTTTAGCTCAGGCGGTAAGACCTGTTTGTACAATCCCGATCCCTCTACCAGTATAAATCAATTCAATTTACATTGTCAATAAATTTAAATGCATTAAGTGTAGGATGGTCTATGTCATAATAAGAACTCATCACTTCACCCATCTTAACTTTTTGTTTAAACTCTAATGCCAACTTAGGATTACCCATAAATGCTAAAGCTTGCCTTTGTAGCCATTGTAATTGAGTACCACTAGAATCACCAATGCTTACTGTTTGAAACCGTAGCATTGGATATAAAGCAGTTCTACACAGAAACCTAACCACTTTGTTTGGGAAAGCTGCTGCCAACATAATAATCCAAACAATAGGAAATCTTAACAATTGACTTTTGAAGAAGTCTCCCTTTTCAAAACTATTTTGCATGAATCCTACTTTCTTAATAAGATTCCACAAAATAACTCTAGCCCATCTTGGATTGTAGCACATACAATATACAGCAACCCCAAGGTAATTATCGTGTGATTCTTGACCAAACGAATTGTATGGAGTACGCATAAGAACACCACGTTCAGCATTCCAAAGTGATGTCAAAGGAATATAATCACCAGTTAATAATGTATAGATAATACTAAACAAAGCACCATTACCAGAATCTACACCAGCCAGCCTTGTTTTAATTAGTCCGTTCTTATCTTTCCACTGTTCGTTCATTGTAATGGTAACCTTTCATACTCTGGATTAAACATAGCATTCATACGCTTAAAGTCTTCATGACCTTTAGCTGTCATGCTATACTTACCATCTCTATCTAATTCAAGATGACCACTATCTACCATGCTGTCTAACAAAGTTTGCAATTCTTCATTCATACTTTACTTCCTTCTTTATCTCTAATTTTAAGATATTGTTCGTATTCAATATCCATCCATTCATGAACATCCAATTCTAATCCACAATAACCACAAGCAATCATGTCTTGTTTACTTGGATTTTCTTTCCAAGTAACAACAAGTTTGCCTCCTCTATGCTTTACACAATGAACACATGGACATCTTTGTTTACCACCACATTTAGGACAATTCATTTAAATCCCATCATCTTACAGGCATCATATAAATTTAAAGTATGATAACCAGAACCTTTCGTAAATTTTCTCCAAATTGCTTCAAACTCTGCTTTATTTAAAATCCTATCTCCTTCACACATCTCTATTGCCATATATGAATTAACTCCCAAATCCTTATAATTAATACATCCAAGTTTTGGATCATATATTCCACCCATAGTTCCAGTTTTAATTATAACTTCTCTACGATTAACGGTTGCTTTTATTTCTGAATCTACTTTTTTATAAGTAATGCCATTGATTATTAATAAATCAGAATCATTCATTTTAATATCCTTTCAAATTTATCATGATATTCCCATAACCTTTTTAAATGAACTTTATCTTCATCATCTAAAAGACCAAACGGTTCAGATTCGTATACTAATATTCCAAACCTAATTAATTTTAATCCTATGTATGCTTTAATCTTATTCATAATTCTTCTCCTGTATATTCTTAATCTCTCTATTGAGATACCAAATCGCTTTTTCTATGTCTTGAATGGTTTTGGTAGGATCTTTCTTTCCTGCTCTTAAAACGTATTTTATGCAGTTACCAAGATTAAACCCAAGCTTGTATGCTTCAATCACTTCGATCACTTCAAACTTATCGTTTTGATAATGATCGGGATTATTAACTTGTTCTTTTACTTTTTTTAATAATTTTGTATTTTGTTTTTCAATACTCTCAAATAATTGAAAACGATTTTCTAAATAGTAATCAAAAACATCATCACCAATATAAATAAAATATTCGCCAGTTTCTTTAGATGTAGTTATTGCACGAACAGTATAAATATCTTTAGTATTTAAATTTCCAGAAAAATCTGGATCAATACAAATAACGTTATCACCAATTTTAAATTTACTCTTGCTCATACCATTCTCTCCAATTCTTAATGTCTTGTTGTTTCACTGTAATCACATCACCAGCTAATATCTTATGACTAGTAGCACCTACCCAATAACCTTGAATAAGAAATTTATCATCAAGTTTAGTAATATGCATTGGTCTAAAAGCTACATCTATGCAATCTTTATGCTTGTATAGATTATAAGGCTTGAAAGTATTTTCTAACGTACTCATCTAGTATTCTCTCCTCTATCAATTCTAACAATGCATCTGCAAATGTGTCAACTGGTAAACCTTTATAGTCTATTACTCTATCTAATTCATAAGATACTAAAGTATAAGTTACATTTCTAAACTCTCTATCAACAGATTCCTGTATATTAACATTACTAATAACTACACAGTAATTACATTTATTATATTCTACATAAAATTTCATATATTCTCTTTCATGACATGGACAGCGAAGCTGTCTAAGACATTCTATGTGTATGCCGTTCGTTCCGCTTATGCTCCACTGGCATACACGTTTAGCATACTAGGGGATTTGTGTTGCTGAATGTTTATTAGTTATTCTCCGCAATCGAGCGGAGAAAGGCTAACTTATCCTCCGCATGCTGAGATGTTATGTTGCATAACCGCAACATGCCTCTCGCTTGTCGCTTCGGCATTGGGGATATTAGTAAGAAGTTAAACATTAGCTTCTAGTCGAAGTTTAGTTACTCACTGGCGTTCGTTCTGTTTTTGTTGATATACTATCAATAGCATAAAAAAGTTAATTTGTAAATAGTTTTTATTTTCTATTAGATTCAATATGTTGTCTTTTAAATTTACGTTTTTTCTTATATTTGTTTAACTTATATCTAGCTAATTCTTCTTGTGTTAATGGATCTGGTTGTTTTATTAGTGAACTATCAATATTTTTAACTTTAGATGTATACACTAATCCGTTTAATAGATTATTTTTATATTGCCATTTACCATTCAGTACTTTACTCATTATGTTCTCCTAATGTACATGTTTATTGAATGTGTTACAAATATTGCATTATTGTAACATATTATTTAAGTGGAATGATTTGCTGTTCTGAGTATAGGAACTTCTTATTGTCACCAAATGTTGCTGTATCTGTTTGGCGTTCTGACATCTCTCGAATTGCTCGTAGAGTTTCTTCTTTTGGTATTCTAAATTGCCATACACCGTTAGCTATGGCTTCGGTAATGGTCTGAGGTTCTGGTGAAGCATATGTAGTACTTAGCCATCCAAACTTGTCTTTAAATTTTAGTAAAGTGATGTTTCGCATTTTTAAAATTTCGTGGTTCGACTAAAGCCCCAATTTTTAAAAGAGACCCCCCATCGAATATCCTATTCCTTATGCTAATATTATAATTAAGTAATTGAATTGTCAACTAAATTAGTTGATAAAGAAGATATAATTGTGCATTATAGGTTTACTATAATTTCACACCACTACAACATATGTAGGCAATAAACAACCAGACTGGTGACCACATGATGGCAATAACCAACAACCCCAAAAATAAATCTGCAAACGATAATATGATAAACCCTAACACTAACCCCAGTAATAAACTCATTGATGTCTCTCTCAGGCAAAAAGTTTTATATATCTCAATACTATGTTGGGACAAGTACATCATGTACCCATCCCTCCATATCCCATCTCTACAAACTAAACGAACTAGATTGTCTTCTCAACGTTTACAGCTTGAAGACCTTTAGCTCCAGTCATAACTTCAAACGTTACTTCAGAATCTTCTGCAAGCGTTTTAAATCCTGCATCATTGATAGCAGAATAGTGTACGAATACATCACCCTTTACTTCTGAACTTGTAAGGAACCCGAAGCCTTTAGTATCTGAAAAAAATTTAACTTTACCAGAAACTCTTTTATTTACATTACTCATTACAATACATCCCCATTGTTCACAATTAAATTTATTATACACTGTGAACCTATGTATAATAAAAACATATACTTGTTATATGTTTAAACTTTAATATGTTTCCAAGTTTTACCTAATGATATTTTACCTATAGTACTATAATTAACATTAAATTTAATTCCCAATTCTTTATGAGTATAACCAATTAATAATAATTTTTTAATTTCAATGACTTGAGCTTCTGTTAATATGCTACTGTGACTATCTTCCCCACATTTTTTTTTATACAAACCGAGTTTCCACCCATGTCTTATATTTTCTTTTGTTGTAACATACTCTAAATTTTCTAATCTATTATCAGTTTTTACGCCATTCTTATGATTTACTTCTAATTTACTTTCACCAATAAAAGAAAGCATAACTAATCTATGAATAAACATACCTCGCCGTTTACCATTGTTTCTTAAATCTACAACGTGATATCCCTTTTTTGATGAAGTTGGTTTTAGTATTTTATTATATCTAACTGATAACACTTCTCCATTTGAGCTAATTTTATAAAGACCATCGAATATTGGGATATCTTTCCAAACAACCATACTTTTAGTTTATACTAATTCTGTTTCTTTATCAACATTTTTAATTGATGTGCGCATCTTTCCGCTTCACATTCATTATCCACACAAAAGTGCAGTAAATTTCCTGATGACATATCATAAGTTTTACTTATGTGTATTGTTCCTGTGTCGTCTTCAATGACATAAAACTTCTCCATTAGGTTTCTTTTATTCTTCATATATTTATTTACCACTCTAATTGTTACCTTCAATCTTATTGATTATGGTTTTAATTTCCTGCCAATCCAGATATTCTTGTGAGTCATTAATAATTTTATACATATGGTTAACTGCCAATATTTTTCTAATAAATTTAAACATTTTTATCTTTCTTCTTTGATATTTTTTCTAAGATCTGTTCACCATTCTGATCGTAATCTATTTCATTATCGGTATCGATACAGCTACTGTATGCATCTTGATATGGCATATCACCAATGGGATGTGTTTCTTCCCATCCTTTAATGTAATCCAACACTGCTATATGTTTTGCTTCTTTATTTAATTCTGAGAATTTATAAGTTTTCATTTTAAAAAGTTATCTATTACATTCATTCTAGTTTCATACAAAGCATTATGAATTGGTTGATTGTAATCACTACTCAATTCATCAACATACAAACCATTAATTGAAATTTGAATGCCATTGTTTGTCATTTGAAGTTGTACTCTGTCGTTAATTTGATAACAATTTTCAGTTCCTTTAATTGTATTTTCTTTAATTAAGTTTACTATTTTTTCTGCTAGTTCTTTTCTTTTATTTTTTCTATACATAACTATGCTCCATATAATTCTTCTGTCGATACAACATCTCCATTTGGAATGTCTGTCATTCTAACTAAATATACTTCATACTCTGATGGATCTCCAATGTATTCAATATCATTTGGATCTTCACCAATCCTAAGCATGGTAGTATCATTATCAAACTCACTTAATAGTTTTTCCATTGCATTTATACTTGGATATGATTCATACCACTTAATGTAATCCCATTTGAATACATAAATGTTATACTTAGGTACAAAATAAGTTTCATCACAGTCTTCGATGATGTCTTTAATCTTATCTTTGTTTGCATCAAAACAATCTTTTTTAATTGTAACTACACATTGACTTCGATATCCCATATTACTTCCTTATTTTAATTCGATTAAATATTATTTTACCGCAAGCACAATTTGGATTGGTATGCTTTGTACATTTTTCCCATTCACTAAACGTGGTCATACAATAAAATTTTTTGCGTAACGTTTCATTCATGCCGATTACATCATCACGATTTGGTTCATTGATTAACGCATTTTTTGATTTTCGGTCTTCGACTGAATCAGCCATTTTAAAACGACCCCCCATCGAGTTTGTTGTCCATGTATTCTTGAAGTACACTTATAACAGCAATACCTAATAGTGTAGATAATTCTTTAATCAAAGTACGTTCAGAATATGTTTGTTCATATCTTTCTACTTGAGCAATTAGTTGTTTAGCTCTTTCAATTTGTGCGTTTGTCATCGCTTACTCCTTTCGGGTAGAGTAGCCCGCATTGAATCGCATACTCTTATTGCATCTTCATTAATACAGAGTACAACATACTCAGGCTTATCCTCAATGTCGTATCCTTTAAGTACTGTGATTGTATCTGGTGTTGATGCACATCCAGTTAGTGTTAATAATATTAAAAATGTTTTCATGATGTCGCTCTCTCTTTGTTATATCTATATTCTGCGCTGTGATGAAACCCATGCAAAGCTTCATTATAAATTTCAAATCCTGTGATGGCTAAAGTAAATCCATACTCACCTTCATACACCCAGTTACCCCAGTACCATGTCTTATATCTTATCTTAATCATTTGATTCCTTAAAGGGAATCCCTACCTACCCAGACCATCTAAGTAGATAGGGATAATGTTAGCCAAGCGAGGGTCTTACCTAACAAAGTTATTAAGCTGCTGCTAGTTCATATGCCATGTCGAACAATTGCATATTGATTGACTTATCTTTATCAATCGAAGTAATCGCTCGTGATTGTCTACGTCTATTGTTAGTTGATGTAGTACTTGATCCACGAATCAAAGCTTCTTGTACACGATTGTATACTGTGAATAGATCTGTAGGTTTGTCTGCTTCACGATTGATAGGTACTGATACATCAAGCATACCTTTGTTTGGATATCGAACCTTCACAGCATTGTGAAAGAATAAAAAGATTTCTGCATTAGTCATTGTCTTCATCTTCATGCGGTCGATAGCATTGTCTAGGTGTTCAAGCTGTGCAATCATACGTTCAACTGCTGGCTCAATCTGTTCGATGATGTTACCTGAATGGCGCAATCGGATTGTCTCAAAGGTATTACCTACCACTAACCCATTGCTGCAGACCAAGCGATAGATGCCAAGCTGCAATTGAAAACTGGATGAACCGTCGTGACTGTTCGTGAGTAGAAGCTGTAGCTTTACATCACTATGTTTACTACTCAACATACTAGGATGTGAAAGGCGTGTGAAATGTTTCTGGTATCCACGACGAGAATGATCTTTCACTCGTACTGATTTGTAATCATCGACTACGAATCCCAATGATGTAAACTTATTGATTACATCTTTAGTGGGAACTAACTTGTAAGCTTCACTTACTCGTGAGTGTTTGGTGTCGAGTGTATCGATCTCAATATTGTTTGCGTGGTTTACGTTATATACTAATGGACTAATCATGGTCTGTGTCTGCTTTCTGTTTGTTACGCTCAATGATATACTGAGCCTGTTGTTTATTGTATGATGGGTAACTTCTAATAGCCGATCTATCAGAGTACTTCTCATTGAATAAAAATTGATTCCCTTGTGCTTTCCATGCTGATACGAATACTTCTGCATCGCAATCTTCTTCAAGGTAAACGGTCTTACCTTTGATGTATGAGCAACCACTAATCTTATCGATTAGTTTTAAGTCTGCTAATAATTTGAGAGGCACTGCAACCCATCCATGACCTGCATCGCTGTGGAAATTAAATACTTTCATTTGCTTCACGTTCTTTCTTTGTTTCTTCTTTGAGTTGATATCGTTTTACTGACGTTGTCGTAAAACTCACGTTCTTCTCTTTGAAGTTATCAATGATCTTGTATCCTAAGCCTTGCTTGAATCGTAGCTTGCGTAGCTGTTCAATCACTTCTTCTTGTTCTTGATATGCTACCTTAAGCATTGCAATCTTTGTGTTGATCTCAATGTTACGGGCTAATAATTGTTTTACTTTACCTAAGTTTCTTACTCTGCTCATGTGTTTAGTTCTTTCTTTAATTGTGTTGCTGTTAATGACTTCCCTGTACTTGTGTTGATAACACCTACTGTGCCATCAAGTTTTAAAATGTATTGAAACTCTGCGCCGTAGTCTGACTTGTCTTCACTGCAAGCGACTACTCCCCAGCCTGTAAACTCGCTGTCATCAAGATCATACTTCTTTGCATCTCGTGCCGATGATCTGAGAAGCTGTGCAAATTTATATTGAACATCATCACCACGTTCTTTTTTAAATTCTATATTGAAGTCTCTAAGCCAAGGATACACTGCTTTGGGATACCCATCCCAATGCTTGTACACCATGTAATCATTGTTACCTTCAATCTTAATCGTGCATCTCGTACTCATATTTACTTACTCCATTCTGTGTTATCGAATCGTTTGTTCCCATGATAAACCAATGCTACACGTTTGTTTTTAGTGATAGCAAATAGATCATTATCATTAGCTTTGATGTACGTTTCAGGGATATCATTGTCATTCTCATACACCTTAACGTGCCTATCATTATCAGTGTCAATCAAGTGATCTTGCTTGCCACCGAATGAATAGATTACTTCAAAGTTTTTAGGATGCTTGATAGACTTGAGTACACTAATCATCTTAGTGTATGCGTAGAACTTTACATGAGGATTATCATTGATGATGTCTAACCACTTGTTTAGATATGCTGTGCTGTAGAAGTCTCCGCTATCGTGGATACGAACATACAATTGTTTATCAATATGCTTTGCTCTCAGGTATTGAATTTCCGCATTCATCTGGTAAACAAAGTTAGCACTCATGGTAGCTGAAAGGCGCATCTCATATGCATTCTTTACTTTAGGAAAAGTATAGGTGTACATCTGAGCGTAACATCCTGACTTGCATACTCCAGCCATTGGGCAAGTGACCTTACCTGTCACTGACTTGTATGCTGGTATACCGAAGTTATACACTGCAATCTTTGCGCTGTTTGATTTCTGAATCTTAGTATTCTGTTTCAACATCATCCGATTCGTTCTCCTCTTCTCTGTCGTAATAATCATTGTCTCTGTTCTCACTCTCATACTCTGCTCGTGCAATTGAATGTGCCATGCCATTCATTTGACCTTCCATATCTTTGTACGCTTTGCATTCTTCATTGTCACAACCACTATCAAAGTCATCGATGAAAGGATTCTTCACACTCACTTCGACAAGTAAATGATTACATAACTTACATGGTTGATCTAATAATTTTCTATGCGTTGCCATTGTCTTGCTCCTCAATAATGCATTCAACTTCTGCCTGTGTTTCCATCCAAATTCTTGCACCACACGACAAGGGATTGTGCGGTCTGTGAATCACTCTTGATTCACCCTTAATAATAACCTCATGGCAATTGACTAATGACTTGTATGTCTTCACTGTCAATGCTGGTAGGTTAGTACCATTCTTTGTGTTAGCTTTGATGATGTGCTGGTTAACATGAATGATGGTCTTCATGGGCACACTCTACGTTTCAATTCTGATTCAATTTGTTTGATGCAAACCATTAGAGATTCATGTGCTTTCTTATGGTTTAACTTTAATTGTATTACCCATGCGTGACGCAATGCTTTAATCTCACTGCGTAGCGTTGCGGTATCCACTGTCTCGACTGGAACTTGTATGCTATACACTTGATTGGGAAATTCTTTTTTCATTGTACTCCTAATATGTGATGTCAATTTCTTCAAACTTACTGGTCAAACTTGTTTTGATAAATTCTATTTGAGCGTCTGTAAACATACCCTCATATTCAAAGTCACTAACCAATTCTTTAACTATTCTGGTTGACTTATCATTCAGGTTACTTTGCGCCTCATTCAATCCTGATTCCCTACCTTCATCATAACCTTCTGATTCTTTGTTGCTCACTTCATCACGAAGCAAGTCAATCAATTGAACTTGTTGAGTATGATTTAAAACTTCCTTATACATAAGTATTCTATTCCTTATGTACTCAAGTTCACTCACTACAATGTCAGTCTGAACTTCATTTAAAGTCATATTATTTCCTTATTGATTTGATCAACTCAAACAGTATAAAGCCTAAGCCTACACTTGCAATCAATGCGCTTGTGTCAATCAATATTGTTAATACTCTCAAATCTGCCTTACTCATGTGCTCCCCTTAAAATAAACAACAAATAAAAAACACTGCAATTGCTGGAAATAATCCGAATTGAGCGAATGTCAATGCTGTCAAAATGATACCGATCATAAAAGTCTCCTATTCTTATTTGAACAATTAAGACAACGAATCAAGTTGACTCGCTGCCTTATTGAACTAATAAAATTTAATAAGTCTAAACTATAGTTGCCAATTATAGTCTGACTAATTTAAAGCGTCAAAGCGGTATCCTGATAGTGGCGTTCATTGACGCTACTTGTCTATCAAGCTTGCACGTGTTTAAATGTTAACGTTCCTTAACTCACCAATTTACTTATGGGTATCTATAAGGCATAACATTACTTTAAATCTAATTAGTTTACCGATTAAACTATAACTCTGGTCAAGTAAAGCCTGACCGCATCGCTTAAATTTATTTTACTTCATTTTTATTTTGAAGTCAATCTTTTTTTTTATTTATTTTAAATATTTTTTTTATTTAAAACTTATATCAGTGTTTTGAATCACTGCCTTGACTCATTATGCTATAGTTTTAAAATTAAGTCAATACTTTTTTTTATTTATTATTCTTTTTTTTTATTTTCTATTCTTAAGATATCCTAACAATTTAATAGCGATTTTAGAGCATATATAGGAACGTGCGTGCGTTGCATAATTTGAGTTTAAAGTCAAGGGTAAAATTGAGTTTTTTATAATTATTTTTTGTCAAGTTAAATCTCCATTATTCCTACTTATACCTTGTCATTATTTTAAATAATTTGACAGGCTGCCTATCATGATAGTATACTATAAGGTTAACCTGCTCCCATGCTACTAATAAAAAAAGAATCACATTACAGTATATCATATTAATTTTTTAAAGTCAAGCAAAATAATTTCCCAGATTTTAATTGTTAATAATAATTATTTATTTTCCTGTTGACTATATTTAATAGCTGTGGTATACTATAGGGTTATGCTAGAGCTGGTATGTTTATTAGAGCTGGTGGTATGCTAGGGTAGGGGTAGGGTACTTTAGAGAGGCAAGAACGCCTTCTACCATTCATCTGTGCTATTCCAGTTAACTAAATAGAAACGTTTTCTTTACATGGCTTTACAATGTTGTATATTACAATGCAAATTTGTATAGTGATAAACAATAGAAACTAATTCTTATTTAACAACTAGAAATAATTAGAGTTGATTTGTAGCATGTAATATAATTAAGATGGGATGCAATATGGAAGAGATGAAGTGGGATATGCTGAAGTTAAACAGTTGGTTACATTTGAATAGAAGTGGAGTGTTGCTGCTAGTTAATGAAGAGAAGAAGAAGTTTTGGATTACTGCAGCTAATAATATGGTAACTAGTATGTATGTCTTTATGAGTAAGATTGACACTAAAGTTAACAAAGATTTTCTTACAGATGTAAACAATATAGAAATTAAGATATTAGATAGGGATATTAGTGGACTATCTAAGTCAGAGAAACTATTGATCACTACCAACATAGCTAAAGAAATGTTAGCTAGTGGATATACAGAATATAAGAAGATATATACAGTCAACTATAAAGTTAAAAAGAGAATAGCATTTTATAAGAATAAAGCATACTGGAGGGTACATGTCATTAATGGACAGAAGACTAAAACTCTAGTGGGAGTATTTTATGAGGAAGATGAATGTGATGCATTCCTAGCTAAACACTATCCTAATAGTCAAGTAATTAGTTTAGTGTACTCGGATAATCAGGTAACTAAGAAGTGGATAGCTGAAGGTATATTTGGACATAGTTAGTCGGATATAGAATATCGGAATTTTAACAACTAGTATTGAGCAGACTTTTGCATTGATAAACCACTTGTGCATTATCCTTCTGTGAATAGTTTAAAAGCTATTCGGTTACTAGCTTCCGAGATAACTAGGCCATCTTAATAGTTTTAAATTATCAACGCAAGCAGCGTAGAAGTGGTAAAACTTATTCTAAAATCGGATAGGATATCACTACTCGTTGCACTCGCCCTTACGTTTTCGCTTGTCGCTGCACTACAGGGGGTATGTTATTCGGATTGGATATGTTGTTGGTATATAGCGAGTGTTATTAATATATTATTAAGAACGGACGGATAGTTATGGTTATTAATACAAATAAAAGAATTACTAAAAGAAACTACAGGGCTGAGAAAAAAAAGAATGGTTTAATTACTCTTAATGATACAGCAAAACAATTTGTAAAAGAAATACAAATTAAGTTGGGTATTGAAGATATTAAGGTAAGTAGAAAGTACAACAGTTTATTTTTAATTAGTGAAGGTAGTAAATTTGTTATCATTATGAATTGTAAACATAATAACTTTGTTTGTTTTAAAGATTATTACCCAGAATATAGAATTATAAATTTTAAATTAAGAGAGCATACAAAAGATAACCTGTTTCAAATGTTAGATGGGTTTAAAATGATTAAAGCCCCGAAGGTTATTTTAAAAAGAAACTATGAAGAAAAAGAAGAAGCAAGTAGTTAAAGCTCCAGTAAAAAAGGTTAATCCCTTTTCATTGGCATTTAAAGAGAGATCCTTACAAAGACGTAAGGATGTTGTAATTAGTTATACAGGTAACAATTTACTTAAGGATGAGATAGAACGTTTAACTATGGAAGGTAAGAAGTTATGGTAAATAATGACGAGCATATAGAAATTGAGAAGCACAGTACTCTCACAGAATATTCTTTTGTGAAGTGTAAAGTGTGCAAGCAGGAAAAAGTAAGATGGTTGGCTGGATACTATCCAAATGGTAGAGATAAGAAGTGGGTGGATACACAAGACCGTATGTTTAATGGTAAACAATGCCCCGACTGTCATGCGTTAAAAGTTAATGTAGAGCAAAAGAAAAAACGTAACAATGTCCTAGAGCAACGTAAAAGAGATAGGATGAAAAGTTATTTAGCAAAGCAAGACAAAGGAGAATAACATGTACACCAGTGATGAAACTCTATTGAAAGTATTTGATGCCTCGCAGGATGATGAGTATGTACAGAAGTTATTAAGAGAATGGAATGAAGAGACTGATTGGGGTCAAAAAGATATGTTGATGAGTAAATTAGTCAACTATGTAGATTCATTGTCCAATATGCCCTCAAATCTTCCATAAATGCCATTTAACGGCATTTGTTTAAAATGATACAGAGTATGCCTCGCGGGGTAACAACACAAATTTGGAGTATATACAGTGATTACATTAAGAGATTTTTTAACAGCTTCAGGAAAATATCCAGATAGAGAAAGTTCGGAGGAACTCACCGAAGAACTGCTGGGGAATGCCAGCATACTATTGGATAAAGTAAATAAGTTTTTGCAGGATATAGAAATACAGGGCGGGACGCTAAAGGTTAGCAGTGGGTTTAGACCTGCGGCAGTGAACGCTGCTATCCCGAATGCTGCAAAAAAGAGTAACCATATGATATGTAAGGCTATTGATCTAGAAGACCATGACGGTTCTTTGGATGCTTTAGTAGCTAAACATCCAGATTTATTGAGAAAATATGAATTGTTTCAAGAAGATCCTGAGAGCACCAAGGGATGGTGTCATCTTGACTTTGGAACTAGGGGAGATAGACCTAGTAGGCAATTTAAGGTCTAAATAAACGTAATTTTAACAACTAGGTTTGTATATATAAATACATCAGACAAAGACTCACCACCGTTCTTACGGTAAAAAATAATACAAGAGGAGTCAAGTTCTATCAATGTGTTTTTTGTACATAAAATTAGGAGAATCATGCTACGCAATATAATTAATAAAGATAATGCAGTATTAGTAATCTTTTTGCTTTTTGTAGGAAAGATTGGATTTAATGGAAATGCAGATATTGCTGAAGCTATTATTGCTTTGGGATTGGCAGGAATCTTAGGATTCATGGCTCATATTGAAAAACATCCTTCAATAAAAGAAATGAAAGAAGTTATCAATAAACAAAATCAAGCTTTAGAATTAATGGCTAAAGAAGTTGATGGTGTTAAATCACATATTAGTGGAATGAAACTTCAACAAAATATGAAATCTTTTAGTTCAAAATAATTTATGGATATTAAAGAATTAGAAACAAATTTCTTTGAATTGCAAAAAGCAAATGATGATCAATTTAAAAGTATTATTGATCTCAAAAAGAAATTAAAACTTTTAGAAGAAGAAAACAAATCTTTAAAAAATAATTCTTTAACTATGCAACCTTTGAGTACTGATCTTGGGATTAGTAACGAAGAAATTATTTGTAGAACTCAAATTGCAATTCTTAAAACTAGAGCATTACAACAAGAATTAACATTTGAAGAATCTAAAAAATTACAAATTTATGTAGATGTATTAGATATACTATCAAGTAAAGAAAAAACAGAAGATGAATCTGTTAAATTTGAAAAATTATCTAATGATGAATTACTACAGGTTTTAAATGGAACAATCGAAACAGAACAATAAACTAAACCCAAAGTTAGCAAAAGAAATTGCTTGGCGTAGGGGAATGTTAAGTTGGTTATTAGATAAAAGTCAACAAGACCTTTATCAATTGTTTCATAATAATGATAAAAGAATTCATACATGGTTACTTGCACGACGTTCTGGGAAAACACACTCACTAGCAGTACTTTCCATTGAATATTGCATTAAACATAAGAATAGCATTATTAAATTTGTTGCACCTACCAAGATGCAAGTGGAACGTTTTATTAGACCACTTATCAGACAAATTTTAGAAACTTGTCCCGAAGACCTAAAGCCTGAATTCAGAGTAAAAGATAGTACATACTTTTTCCCCAACGGCTCTGAATTACAACTTTGTGGTGCAGAGGGTGGTAACATCGAATCAATCCGTGGAGGCTTTGCCCATATTGCAATTATTGATGAGGCACAGGACGTATCGGATTTGAGCTATTCAGTTAATAGCGTTTTGTTACCAACAACGCTCACTACGGGTGGTAAAATCCTGTTATCAGGAACCCCACCTAAAGACATGGATGGAGAATTTATTGACTTTGTTGAGATGTGTGAAGCACAAGGCACATTGATTAGGAAGACAATCTATGAAAATCCAAGACTTACTCCTAAAGATATTCAAGATCTAAAAGATGCAATGGGTGGAGAACAGTCTGAAAGTTTTCAACGTGAGTGTTTAGTAAAAATTATTAAAGATAGTAGCCGAAGCGTTATCCCAGAATTTGATGAAGAAAAGATTAAAACAATTGTTCGTGAAGTAAAACGTCCACCATTTTTTGATGCGTATGTTGGTATGGATTTTGGATATAAAGATTTAACTGCAGTATTATTTGGTTATTATGATTTTCAAAACCATGCTGTGGTATTTGAAGATGAAATAACTATTAATGGCGATAAACTTTATTTAGAAAAATTAGGATATGATATTCTAAGTAAAGAAAGACAACTTTGGACTAATGAATTTAGTGGTGAGATTCAAAAACCAAAGAAAAGGGTTGCAGATAATAATTTAATTGCAATTAATGAGATTAGACGATCTACAAAATATCAATGTTTATTTGATCCTGTAGATAAAACAATGAAACACGCAGCATTAAACTTGGTGCGAAGTCTTATTAATAATAATCAAATCATTATTCATCCACGTTGTACTACATTAATTCAACATTTAAAGAATGCAAGATGGGCTTCTACAACAAATAAAGATACGTTTGCCAGATCTTTAGAAAATCATCACTACGATTTAGTAGATTGTTGTGCGTACATTGTAAAGTCTATAGATTTTTCTCGAAATCCATTCCCAAAAAATTATGGAAGTGATGTTAATCCAGATGATATTTTTGATTTAAAAAGAGAAAAAGAAGAGTTTAAAATAAAAACTATGAATAAATCTGATAACGATATTTATAGAAAATTATTAAATATTAGAAAAGGTAACAAGTAATTATGATGCAACCAGATCCAAATAATGACAAAAGTAATTTAGATACATACTTTGCAGCCGAGAGTCCAGAAAAATTAGCGTCCACTTGTTTATCAAAATCTTCAAGTTTTTATCAAACATTAAATGTAAACTATTATTTAGATACTTTAATTCAAATGTGGTTATATTACCACGGTCAGTATAATGCAAGTATTGCTGGTGATAGTCATCGTATTTCTTTTACTGGAGAAGAAGGTGAATTAGTTGGATTAGCAGTAAACCATTTTAGAAATATTGGACAACATATGTTAAATATGATTACTGCCAATCGTCCTACGATGGAAGCTCGTGCAATTAATACAGATTATAAATCATTATCTCAAACTTATCTCGCTAATGGTATCTTAGACTATTACATGAGAGAAAAGAAACTTGAAGATGTTATTCGTCGTGCAACAGAAATGGCGATTGTTCTTGGAACTGGATTTGTTCGTTTAGAATGGAATGCTACTGCTGGTAATTTATACGATTTTGATCCAGAAACTGGAGAAAAAAATTATGAGGGTGAGCTTGAATTTAGTAATCTATCTCCTTTTGATGTTGTGTTTGATGGTACTAAAGAAACTTGGAATCATGAATGGGTAATTGTTCGTTCATTCCAAAATAAATTTAATTTAATGGCAAAATATCCAGAACTTGCTGAACGTATTTCTCAAATGCGTACAAAAAATGATGGATCTACATACCGTCTTTCAGTATTTTCTAATGATAGTACTGATGATATTCCTGTATATGAATTTTTTCATGATCGTACAGAAGCACTTCCAGATGGACGTTATCTTCTTTATTTAGATGATGATCTTATTCTTTTAGATCTTCCACTTCCATATCGTCAAATCCCAATTTTCCGTGTTAGTGCTGGTGAATATATGGGAACTAGTTATGGTTATAGCCCAATGTTTGATTTATTCCCACTCCAAGAAGGTGCAAACTCTCTTTATAGTGCGATTATGACAAACCAATCTGCATTTGCAGTACAAAACATTTTCATTCAAAATGATAGTGATTTGGACATTAATAGTTTAGAAGGAGCATTGAACATTCTTCGTGGTAATTCTAAACCGGAAGTTCTTCAATTAACTGGTTCATCTCCCGAGACATTTAAATTCTTAGAAATGTTAGTACAAGCAATGGAAACTATTTCTGGAATTAATTCTGTTACTCGTGGTAATCCAGAAGCTTCACTTAAATCTGGTACTGCATTAGCACTAGTTCAATCAATGTCTTTACAATTTATTTCTGGTCTTCAAAATAGTTATGTTCGACTTATTGAAGATATTGGAACAGGTCTTATTAATATTCTTAAAGACTATTCTAAAACACCAAAAACAATTGCTCTAGTTGGAAAAAATCAACGTCCATTACTTAAAGAATTTACTGCAGACGATATCGGTGCAATTAATCGAGTTATTGTTACTGTTGGTAATCCACTTGCTCGTACTACTGCAGGTCGTGTTCAAATGGCAGAACAAATGCTTCAAATGGGTCTTATTAAAAATCCAAATGAATACTTTCAAGTCATTAACACTGGTTCTATTGACACCATGTATGAAGGTGAAATGAATGGTGTTCTTCTTATTAAAAAAGAAAATGAATATTTAATGGAAGGTAGACAAGTAAAAGCCAATCTATTAGATGCTCACAGAGCACATATTATTGAGCATAGAAATGTTATTTCAGATCCAGATCTTCGTGATGATGAAGTTTTAGTTCAAAACGTAGAAGCACATATTCAACAACATATTAATTATTTGCGTACTGCAGATATTGATTTATTACAATTAATTCAAGAACAACCACTTAATAGTCCAGTTCCACCACCTGATGCGCCGCTTCTAGAACGTGCTCCTCCCCCTCCTCCAATGCCTATGCTACCACAAGGGCCAATGGGCGGCCCTCCTCCTAATGGAATGCCTCAAATGGGTGGTCCTCCCCCAAATATGTCGGCAATGATGACTCCTCCTAGCGAAATGCCACTTCCTCCAAATCAATTAATTAAAGGACAGGGTAACGCAGGTGGTCAACCAGAGCCTCAACCAGCAAAACCACCTAAACCTTTTCAACATAATCCAGTAAATGCTCACGATTTGTTACCTCAAAGCTAACATTTTGCATTTATTGATTATTTTGATATTTAATCAATTTTAACAACTACAGGTATAAATTATGAGCGATTTCGTTGTCCATAGACAAAATAATAAGGTTTTTATTGATGTAGGGTTAACTGATAATCCTATTTCTTCCCCTCTTAATATTAATAGTTTTTCTTTATATGCATTTCAAATTTGGTGGGAAGATTATGTTGCTGGTACAGCAGATAAAATTATTATTGAAGCAACAAATGATATTTCCGATAAAGCTGATTCATCAAAAGTTTATACTCAAGTTACTGCTTTTGCTCCAGTAGGAACTACTGGGTCTGTTCTTCTTAATGTTGAAAAAGCAGCATATGCAATTTTAAGATTTAGATTAGTTACAGATACTGGAACTGGTACTTTTAATGCAATTTTAAATGGTAAAATAATGTAATGGATATTTTTCGCAATATACGAGAAGATGGAGTTGTCCTTGTTCTAAATGCTGCGGAAAGAAATTTACTTTTTCCTAGTGATGGAACTCTCGTAGAACAATTAGATGATAATAGTCTTTGGGCTTGGAATGCATCTTCACAAACTTGGGTTGCTATTAATGGTGGCGGTGGGGGTGGGACATATACTGGTGCCTCTCCAACAACTATTACTGTTGGTGGTTTACCAGCAGGTTCTGGTATTTCTGGACAAACATACACACAAATTTTTCAATCTATTTTAGTTCCGTATGTAAGTCCAACATTTTCAAGTTTTAATATTTCAGGGCAAACAAATCCAATTGAAGTAGGAACAACAATTTCTGGTGTTCAATCTTTTGTATTTGGATTTACTAATATTGGTAACGTACAAGCAAATACATTAACTATTAGAGATATAACTGCAGCAACAAACTTAGTAACTGGTGCTCCAATTACTTCTCCACAATCTGCTAACGTTGGGTCAATTTTAAATAATTCTCCAGCTACCCATTCATGGCAAGGAATCGCAACAAATACAAATTCTGTAGTATTTAATAGTGCTTCATATACGGTTAGTTGGTTATTTAGAAGATTTTCTGGAACTAGTACAAATACGACATTAACTGGTGCTCAAGTTTTGGCATTAGCAAATAGTCAATTAAATGCAAATATTTTACAAACAACAACATTTGCTCCCGGTGGTTATAAATATTTTGTTTGGTCGGATACATTTGCACCACCTACAGCTTCTACAGGATTTAAAGACACATCAAATAACCTTCCAGTATCTATGGCCGGATCAGCAGAAGGATTTACATCTGTAGATGCCAATGGATGGCATTATACAACAATCTCAATTACAAGTAATGGTGTTACATATCCATGTAAAATGTATAGAACACTAAATCAACTTGGTTCAACAGTTACGGTACAGGTGAGTTAATATGGCATATCCTACAGGAAGTATCCCATTTACGGGTATAGTTGGAACAACAAATATTTCTGATACATACCCAGTTACTACTGACGAATTAAATCTTGGTGGTCATCGGGCTGTTGCAGATAATACAGCTCGTGATGCAATTACTACTGATCGTCGTCGTTTTGGTATGCTTGTTACCACACAAGATCAAAATCCACCAGTAACATATATTCTTTGTGATATTACAATGGGTGGAACATCAAATACTCTTTCTGATAATACTAACTGGATTCCATTGCCTACAGGATCTTCATTATCATTAACAACAACTGGTTCTGGGGCTGCTACCTATGTTAGTGGTATATTAAATATTCCAACAATGCTTCTTGAATCAAATCTTGATGCTTATTACGGCGATCGTTTAATTCCTGCAAATACTGCTTTAAATGGTTACAAGATTGCAAAATCAATCAACGGAGCAGTTGGCTATCACGCCGAAAACTCGGATGATTCTGGTAATGGTGCAATTGCAAGTTTTGTTGCAAAGGGTTCAGGAACTCTTTACCAAAACGGAATTTCGATGAGCTATTTTAATAATAGTTATTTTATTCCATACCTTCGTGGATCAGGCGCACTTTATGCAAACAAAGATTTTTATCAAGTTGGTTTAACTAAAATTGATTTCAGAACAGGAACAACATTAGTAAACGCGACAACAAAATTTCTAATTGCAAATGATGGAACTTTGACCGCACCAGCCTTTACTATTCCAATGATCAACACGGCTGGAAACCCCGCCTTAATTACTCTTGAGTATTTGAATGATGCGCTTGCATCGCTTCCAGTTCTTCACACACTTCTTTATCCGAATAGCACCATCGCATTTGATGCCTCAACAAACGAACAAGCGGCAATGCAATATTTGACTGGGTATGGTCAATTAAAGTTTGATGGTGTAGGATCTTTATTCCTTCAAACAGATACTTCAAATACTTCGGTTTTCAATCAATTTATAATTAAAGACAAATCTGATACGGGCGTTGGCACAAACTCTGCGGGCGTTGGGATTGGGCAAAGAAATATTGTTTTTGGTGTAACTGATAACGCTCTTGGTTCTTACATTGGAAGTGCATCAAGTAACAATCTAGTGTTTGGTGATGTGTCGGGTGGTTCTCAAATTGTAAGTTACTCTGACAACTCAATTACTTTTGGTTTAGCTCAAACTGGAAGCCAAATTACAAACTATGGAATGGGTCTTGCTTTTGGTATAGCAATTAATGGCTCTGGAATTACCAATTATGGAGTCGGTGGTTATGCTGCAGGATATGTTGGAATTGCTGCAACTTCTAGTTCTGGAATTTTTAACGGTGGTGCAGGTGGTTTTGCTTCTGGTTTAGTTATTGACGGCGGAAACTACATTGGTTCAAACAGTGACGGAACTTTTGCATTTGGTATTGTTCGGGGATCTGGCGGTTCTAATAGTATTCAATCAAACAATGGCGGATCGTTTGCAATGGGCTACATCAGTAGCATGACCGCTTCAAATTCTCAGATTCTTTCTAATGGTCAAGCTTCGCATACATTCGGGTATATCTCGGCAGATTCATCGGTTATTAAATCCGATGGATATGGTGCTTTAACTTTTGGAACAATTGTTGGTGATTCATCAAATATTTGGGGTATTGGTCAAGCTTCTCTTGCGAGAGGATACGTTGAAGGCAATACAGCTTTGATTTATGCGGGCGGTGTTGGTTCGGAAGCTTCTGGTTATATTGCAAATTCAAATGGATCAATTAGTGCAAATGCAAATGCTTCTTATGCAAGTGGTGTATCTCTAAATGGCGGTCAATTTATTGCTGACTTTGCTGGTTCAAGGGTTTGGGGTGTTGCTGATGGGGCAAGCTCTAGCATTAAAACTGCAACCGATGGTCGCGCTGCAATGGCAAACGGATACGCTGAAAACGGCGGTACAATTTTAGCGCAAAATATTTCATCTCATGGCGAAGGTTACGTTAACGGAGCAGGTACAATTTCTGGTTCTGGAGTAGCTTCATGGGCGCGTGGTTGGGTTGAGGGCGCAGGTGGAGTAAGTGCAGGTGACATTGGATTGGCTTTTGGTCACACTACCGATGGGTATATCTCTTCTTCACACGTTGGGGTTGCATGGGGTTGGGTTGATGTTGGTTCAATCAATTCTAATCAAGGCGGATTGGCTTACGGAAATATTTCTGGCGCAGGTGATATTACAAACAGGGGTAATTGCAGTACCGTATGGGGTAACTCTCTCAACGGCGGTCAAATTTATGCTTCAGGATTTTACGACCTTGGTTCAGAATCTCCTATTGGTGGTGGAAATTTAGCTTTTGGTGATGTTGATGGCGGAGACATTTGGAGTTACTTCTCAAGAGGTTCTTTGACTTATGGTTCTGCACAAGGTCATGGAGTAATTCAAAATGGTTATGATGATTTTGCAGGAACAGCTTATCAATCTTCTGGTTCTTTTGTTGGTGGTTTTGCAAACAATAGTTCATTGATTTACGCATTCAACAATGGGATGGATATTTTTTCAGCATTTATTCATGGCTATGCAGACAATACAAGCACAATTTCTGTATCAAATAGCGGTGGTAAAATTTTTGGTATGGCAAATGATTCGAGCGATATTTCAGTTCGTTCACTTGCAGGTTTTATTACTGGTATTGCAGATAGTGGTTCAACAATTAGAGTTGGTTCTGGTAACGGCGGTTTTGCAGGTGGTTACGCAACCTTTGCATCAAATTATGATTCTTCTGGTTTAGGAATTACAACGCTTGGGGATGGCGCATTTTCTTACGGATATGTAAGTTCTGGTAGAATTTCTTCAAGTTATCAAGGTTCTTTTGCGATGGGTAGCGCAGAAAGCGGAGGAATTATCGCAAGCTCAGGTAAAGGAAGCCTTGCGATGGGTAGTGCAACCGACGCTTCTTACATTCAAGCTTCTGGTAACGGATCGCTTGCAATGGGTGACAATGCTCTTGGCGGAGTTTATGTTTTTGGTAACGGTTCAATTTCAGTAGGAACTGGAAACTATATCGGTTCTGCTTATAGTTCTGGATTTGGTAATTTAATTTCAACTTATGATTTTAATGCTCATGGAATTGGTTCAAGCATTACTCTTTCTGGTAACAATTCTTTTGGTATCGGATACAATTTAAATTCTTCTTCAAATAGTTCTTGGTTACTTGGTGAAGGGTACACAAATACTCTTTCAGATAATTTATCAATTGGTTTTGGGGCGCAACAATTTAGATTCGATGCAAATGGATTTGGTATTCTAACCGACACTACACTTGCAATTCCATTTGCTTTTACAATGGGTAAAACAGCAAATGCGTTTGTTTACTATAACACAACCGACCAATCTACAAACTATGAGTATGTAAAACATTTTTGGAACTCAAACGTATATACCACTTCATCAATTCGAGGTGGTACTGGTACGGTTAGAAGTATGCAGCATGATTTCCAAGTAACTGGAACGACTGCATCAAGCTCACCAGAATTTATTATTAAAGATGGTCACATCACACATAAACAAACAACTGCGCCGACAACTACTGTTTACGCTGCTGCAGGAACAGGGGCAACTTGTACTGTGGTAGGAACAGACGTTGCTGGTGTTGTTACTTTGACCTCTGGTTCTGGAAGTTTTTCAACTTTTGGAGTCGCTGACATTAATTTTAATAGGGGTTATGCCAATGGTTGCGTTGTTGTATTTACGCCATCAAATGCAAACGCTGCAGCAGATATGGCTGCAAAACAAATTTATGCCGCATCGTTTGCGGGTAATTTCACAATTAACTTTGGGGTCGCAATGACTGTGGCAGGAAGAGTGTATCAATTTAATTACCATGTAATTGGTAAGTAATAACAAACAAGGAGAAATAAAATGTCAGTAACATTAACACAAGCACAAACGGATGAATTAAATATTTTAAAGGCTGCGGTATTCGATGCGCAAGAAGCATTAATGGCTGCCGATAAAGCACAAATGGAAGCGGTAAAAACATTCCAAACTGCTCGCCAAGCTTTGGTTGCCACAAAAACGGCTGCTGATGCTGCGGTTAAAGCAAAAAAACTTGAATTAGGAGTTTAATTTAAATGAAAGAATTACTTTATTTACTAAGAGCAATGCAATTGTATGCACATTCTGCACATCATTTAGTGAAAGGTAATTCTTTCTTTTCTGATCATGAGTTTTTTAGTGAAGTTTATTCTGAACTAGAAGATGAGTATGATGCAGTAGCAGAACGTATTATAGGATTATTTGGGGAGCAACATTTGAAACTTCAAGATGTTCTCCAAAATTCTTTTAATAAAATTGCCGATGCGCCAAGTATTGGTATTCCAGATAATAAATTATTTTTTGAATATCAATTTGGATTAGAACATAGACTTTGTGATTTAATTCAACAAGTACTTAAAGCTGGAGTTTCTGCTGGTATTGAACAACTTATTGGTGAATTTTGTAATAAATCTGAAATGCGTCAATATAAAATTAAACAAAGGTTAAAGTAATGATTAAATCTGATGTAAAAGATGAAGATTTAAATATACCAGAAAATGAATATGCGTATGATACACCATCTCCATATATTGGTAAATTTCCAAAACTTACTTCTGTTTTAAATGCAGACCCTACATCAATTGATAGACCAGAAACAATTAAAAGATTAAACACATATTTTAATACAATACCAGATCCAATTTCAAATAACGAACGTAAATATGTGGGTGCTTCTGAAGATTTTAGAAAATTAAGAAGAACCCAAAATGATGTTATTAATGGTTATTTAGATGATACAACTCATACAAGAAATTTAAAAGAACTAACACCAAAAATTATACAAGATTTTGGAGTAAATCCCGTTTCTGTTGATGATTATAATACTCAATTTACTAATAATATAGGTAAACCTTTAAATGGTGGTGAATCTATACTAAAAGATGGTGATATTAAAACAAATGTTAATATGAATATGGATAAATACAATTCAAAAATTGCAAATCCAGAATTAGCATTATTTCATGAATTAAGACACGCTTATGATTTTGATCAACAGTTAAATAAATATAAAGTAAATCATGAATATCCAAGTTCACATATTTCAAAAGAAACACCAGAAGATCAAAGATTATTTTTAGCATCAAATCGTATTGGTAGTACAAATCACCATGTTCCAATGACAGATGAAAATGGTAATAATTTACCAACAATGCTTATGTATCCATTTGAAAAACTTGGATATAGGCAAGAACCATCAATGTTTAGTAAAATAAAAGATTATTTAAAAAAATAGTAAATTTAACAACTATAATGAAAGAAGTTATGAAACCATTTAAATTTCCAAAACTGGGCGCAACAATAAAACAACATATGAATCAAAAATTTGGCGGTAATACGCAATTTAAAACTTTAGATCATATGAATGGTGAAAATAATCCAGCAAAGTTTGTTAAACCAGTTAATGATACATTTAAAGAAACTTCCGCAGAAAATAATTTAAGAAAATTTGGAAACGTGATGAGATTTCTAAAAAGTAAGTAAGCTATTTTACTTTAACAAACTCGCTCTACCGTAATAGCACGATGAGTAAACATTCGCCTACCTTTAAAAAGATGGCATTATGGAGAATATATGGAAAACGTAGGAGCACCAACAAGTGCGGCTCCGGCAGCATTAGATGTCGGATCACAAGTAGTAGATAATAGTCAAGTAGATAGTGGTGGAGTAGAAGGTGTAGAAGCACCACAAGCTCAAGCAGCTAAAGCACAAGCAGAACAAAAGAAATATTTAAATTCTTTGAAATTAAAAGTTAATGGTCAAGAATATGATGAAGAACTTCCATTTCAAATTGAAGAAAATCCAGAAGCTGTAGAATATCTTACAAAACAACTACAACTTTCTAAAGCTGCACAAGCAGCAATGCAAGAAAATAGTAGTTATAAAAAACAAGTAAATGCGTTTCTTGGTCAATTAAAAGGTAATACTCGTCAAGCTCTTATTGATATGGGTATTGATCCAAAAGAATTTGCAGCTTCAGTAATTGAAGATGAAATTAAAAAAGCTCAAATGTCTCCAGAACAACGTAGACAACAAGAACTTGAAACAGAATTAAATACGTTAAAAGAAGAAGCAAAACGTAAAGACGATGAGTTTAAATCTAAAGAGATGGAACGTCTTCAACAAATGGAATTCAACAAAATTGAATCTCAAATGATGAATGCAATTGAAAAAACTGATCTTCCAAAAGAACCATATATTATTCGTCGTGTAGCTGAGTATATGTATACTGCAGCAAAACATGGTGTAGAAATTACTCCAGATGAAGCAATGCCATTGGTTCGTAACGAATTACTTGCTGATCTTCAACGTATTATTAAAGTTCTTCCAGATGATAAAGCTGAAGAATTTATCGGAAAAGAAGTATTAGATCGTTTCCGTAAAAAGAATTTGGCAAAAGCTAAACAAACTCCGGGTTCAGTTAAATCTTCAATTAAAGATGTAGCAAAAACTGCTAAACCTGAAGCTCCAGTTCAAAAACAACTAGCTAAAGATTTTTTTGGATTTTAGTTAAATTATTGAAATTATTCACATTTTGGCCTCGGTGTAATAATGTTACATCGGGGTCGGATAAAAATTAACGAATTTTAACAACTATATATGTAAAAATTTTTTGAAGTAATCGAATTAGACGCTCTAATACCCAATTGGATTTAAAGCTATCTCTAGATGAAAAGAAGTAAGTCGGGAATTTTTCCCATAACAAATCAACAAACAATTAAATAAGGAGACATAAAATGTCTATTAGTTATCAACCAAAAGACAGTTCTACACAATCTGTTGCATTGAAAGTGCAAGAGCTAACAGTAAAACTTTCTGATTCAGCAATCGTATCTCAAAGTGGTGCAGCAGTTACCATTAACGTAAATGAAGCAATTAGCGAAGTTCGTTCTGCTAGTATCTTTATCGGTTCAACTTTCGCAGCAGGAACAGTTTCTGCTATTGCAATCGTTGATCCATCAACAGGTTCAGTTACCACTAACGGTAAAGGAATTAAAGTAACCCTCTCAACCGCAATGTTAGCAGCAGATGCTCTTACTTGCCGTTACGTTGTAGTTTAATAAGAAGGAGAATAAATAATATATGTCAGCACCTAGCGCAAATACGTTTGGAACACCAAACAATACAGTAGGAACACTTAACGGTCTATTCAAAGAAGTTTATGCAGATAAACTTAAAGAATTGATTCCAGATGGTGTTAAATTAGTAAACATGATTAAATTCATGTCAAAAGATAAACAACCGGGTAACCTTTATCACCAACCAGTAGTTCTTGGTTTGGAACACGGGATTACTTTCGCAGCTTCAGATGATGATGCATTCAGTTTGTTACCAGCTATCGCTGGAGCAATTCGTGATGCACAAGTTCGTGGTAGCCCAGCAGTACTAAGATCAGTTCTTGGTTACTCTGCAGCTTCTCGTGCAGCTCAAGGTGGAGCACAAGCGTTCATGGATGCAACTAAATTCGTAGTTGGAAACATGCTTCGTTCTATGGCTAAGAAAATCGAAATCGAAATGTTCTACGGTCAAGTTGGTTATGCAACCATCAATACCGCTTCTGGAACTTTGCTTACAATTAACGCTGCTGAATGGGCACCGGGAATTTGGGCAGGAGCAGAAAAAATGCCAATCGAAGTTCGTGATTCTACTGGTGCAACCGTTCGTGGTTCTGCTAACGTACAATCAGTTGATCTTAACGCTCAAACTGTTACTACCGATTCAGCTATTGCTGGTGTAGTTAACGGCGACGTTATTTGGCACAAAGGAGCATACGGTAACGAGTTTATTGGTCTTCATAAGATCATTCAACAAACTGGTATCACTACTTTGTTCAACATCGATACTTCTACTTATAACCTTTTCAAAGGTAATACTTACGATGCTCAATCTGGTGCTCTTAGCTTTGCTAAATTGAACCAAGCTGTTGCTCGTGCAGTAGAAAAAGGTCTTGAAACTAAAGTAACTGCTTTCGTTAACCCTCGTGGTTGGGCGAACATGCTTAATGACCAAGCTGCACTTCGTAAATATGATGGTTCTTACAGCCGTAAGAAACTTGACAATGGATCTGAAGCTCTTTCTTTCTTCTCTCAAAACGGAGAAATTGAAATCATCCCTTCAATCTACGTTAAACAAGGTTATGCTTACCTTATCCCAGTTGAAGATTTTGCTCGTGTAGGATCTACCGACATTACCTTCAAACGTCCGGGCCAAGTTGACGGAAATTTCTTCCGTGACCTTGAAAATGCTGCTGGTTATGAACTTCGTTGTTATACTGACCAAGCTCTCTTTAACGCAGCTCCGGGCCGTTCTACTCTTGTTTACAACATTGTAAACCAAGCTTAGTAATTAATTGAAATAATTAAATTAAGGCTCGGGGGGAGATTCCCTTCGGGCCTTTTTTGTTTATTTAACAACTAATATTAGTAGTTGGTTTTTTATTTTTATCCTCCGAGTTAATAACCCCCTTGGAGTATAAATGGAGGAAATCAAATGAAAAGTATGTTGTTAGTTTTAGTTTCTTTATTTTTACCTATCAATATTTGTGCTACTCAAATGTGTACAATTCTTGATAATGCTAATGGTTTAGAAATTTCCGTTAATTCTCAAACTGGCTTAAGTGAAACCCAATTCAATTCTGTTCTTTCAGAATTTAATACTATCTATGCCCCTATTGTTCGTTCACACGGCTTTAATTTGGTTTTAAAGAACAAATGGAAAGATGCTACCGTAAACTCAGATACCACTGTAAGTGGTTCAGATTGGGTTATTAATGCTTATGGTGGGCTTGCTAGATATTCTATCATGACTCCAGATGCATATATGTTAGTTCTTTGTCACGAGATGGGTCATCATTTAGGTGGTTATCCTAATATGGGGTGGGCTTCAAATGAAGGTCAATCTGATTATTATGCTACAGCTAAATGTTTTCCAAGAACAAGTTTTGGTAAAAAAAGTTCATTAAGAATGGTTCCAGAAGTAGTTACAGAACATTGCAGTTTACAACATGTTGCATCAAATGAAGTTAATGTTTGTAAAAATTCAGCAATGGCTGGTCTTACTTTAGCTCAGGTTCTTAGAGGATTAAGTAATAGTCCAAATCAAGTTGATTTTATTACTCCAGATCCGACTAAAGTATCTAGAACAGATAATTCACATCCAGAAGCACAATGTCGTTTAGATACATATTTTGCTGGGGCTGTTTGTGGTAAACCCTATACACAAGATTTTTCATCAAATAGTCCAATTCAAGGTGCTTGTTCAGAAGAAGCAAATGAAAGCATAGGCATTCGTCCTCGTTGTTGGTATAAACCCAATAATTTCCGTTAGTTATAATAATTACTAAATTTTAACAACTAGGGATGTATATAATCCTATGTTAAATTCATTAATAAATTTCTTTCTTTTAATTAATAAGAAAACTGGAAAACCTTCGTATTCTACTACGATGGTTGTTTTTGGTTTTTTTATTATTAATTTAAAATTATTATTTTCAGGTATTACATATAAAGGCATTAAATGTTCTGATTTTTCTGGTGTAGATTATTCAGCATGTCTTGCTGCAATAAGTGGTCTTCATATTGGAAATAAAATAGTGAATAAAAAATCAACTGATAAAGAGGCACAAGAATAATGTCACAAAGAGTGCAAATTGGTTCTACCATTATTAATTTTCCTACATCTGGAACCGATGCAAACTGGGCAGATGCAGTCGATTTATTTGTAACCGCAGTAGAACAACAACTTTCTACAATCTCCAATGTTAATGATATTCCAAATATTGTTACTCAACTTCCTGATGGTTCAAGTGGATTTATTCTTACTCAAGCAATATTTGATCACACTTTAGTACGTTCTTTTAATTTTGATTATGGTATTTACAGAAATACAAAAATATCTACATTACCAGATGTTTATTTTAATTTAGCAGAAGTTGGTAAAGTTTATGGTGTATATAATACACAAGAGGCAACTTGGACTTTACAACACGAATTTTCTGGACCTAGACAAGCAGACGGAACTCCATATCATGAATTTAGTATTTCAAATGATACTTTGCAAATGAAAATTGTTGCAATTAATGGTTCTGCTCCTACTGGACAAATAACTTACTCTGCAAGAACAGAAGCAATAACGAGCTAATAATGTCAAATAAAAATTATAAAAATTTTGTAAACGGAATTGCAATAGTACCAAAAACTGGTTCTACTAGTTCTAATGCTATTCTTGGTGATATTGATTTAATTTCTTCAGATAAAAAACTTAGATTTCATAATGGTACTATTAATGATCCAATTGTACAAGAAAATGTAGCTGCTACACTTACAAATAAATCAATTGATGCAAATACAAATACTATTACAAATCTTTCAAATATAAATTTAAACGGTTCTGCTGCTATTTCTAATAATAATTTAGCACCAATGCCAGCAAATACATTAAAAGCAAATATTGGAAGCGTTTCTTCAGTTCCTTCCGATATTACCTTTGTATCTACAAATACACCTTCAAGTGGTGTATTAAGAGATGCTTCTGGTAATTTTTCTGCAAATGACATTACTGCAAATAATATCATTGCAAATAAAGTAACTGGAGCAACGATTGAAGCAACTGCAGTAATTGAACTAGACCAAACTATTGATACATCAATAATTGGTGATAATGTAAATTTACCATTACCAGCAACTAGTTCTTTAATTTTTGGTATTACTAGCCCGGCAAGTGGGCTTATTGGTATTCAAAATATTGGTGTTGGTGAAATTGGACAACTTTTATTTATTAAAAATGATAGTGGTGCTAGTATTAAATTTTATAATAATACTTCTGGTACTGGTGCTAAAATTATTACTGGTACTCAAAATACATTAGTTCTTACAAATGAATCATCATTATTACTTGAATTTAATTCTAATAATTCTTGTTGGAATGTTATTGGTGGAAGTGGTTCTGCAGTTTCTACTGGTGATATGAAAAAAGATGATTTTAGTGGCACTGGTTCTCAAACTATTTTTACATTAAGTTCAGACCCTGTAACACAAAATAATACTTTTGTTTTTATTAATGGTGTTTATCAACAAAAATCTACTTATACTATTGCTAGTACAACTTTAACTTTTAGTTCTGCTCCTCCGGTTGGAACAAATAATATTGAAGTAATGTATCCAATTATTTATGCTATTGGAACTCCTTCAGATAATACAATATCAAACGCTAAACTTCAAATAAATTCAGTAAGTACATCAAATATTGTTGATGGAAATATTACTTTATCAAAAATGGCAGTAAATTCAGTAAGTACTTCCAATATTATTAATAATAGTATTACTAATGCAAAATTAGCTAATGTACCAGCATTAACAATTAAAGGTAATAATACTGGAAGTTCTGCTACACCAACAGATCTTACGGTTGCACAAGTTAATACAATGCTTAATGCAACAATACCACCAGTACGAATGACTTCAATACTAAATAATACTTTATTTTATTCTGGTTATTCTTTTGTATTAAGTGGATCTGTTACTGTATCCGTTGGAGATACATATACAAATAATGGACAAACTTTTACTGTATCTTATTTAGATAATATTTTTGGATTTTTAGTTTGTACTGGAACAGGTTCTCCAACATCTTCTGGTAATTTGGTTGTTGCTACTGGTTCAGGAACTACACCAATTCCATTTGTTGCAGTTACTCCAGTTTTTATTCCAAGATCAACTACTAAATATTTAAAAATTAGAATGGTCGGTGGTGGTGGTGGAACTAATGGATTAAGCGTTGTTGCTGGTAATGATACAACATTTGGTTACGGTTTATCTATTGCAACAGCATATGGTGCAGATTCAAGTTCTAATGGTGGTAGTTATAATTTAAATGGTGTGGGTGAAGGATTTGGTATTAATGGTGGTTGTGGAAGTACTGCACATGCTGGTGGTGGTGCTCCTCAACCCGGTGATGCTGGTGGAAATAGCCCTTTTGGTGGTGCGGGGGGTGGTGGTGGTTCTCCTACTAATGCTGCTGCAAATACTGGAAGTGGTGCTGGTGGTGCTCCGGGTGGTGGTGGATTTAATGGTGCATCAGGAGGTGCTGGCGGTTATTTAGAATTTTACGTTTTTAGTCCACTTAATCCATATTATACATATTCTGTTGCTCCTGCTGTTGGATCTTCTAACCTTGGTGGTTCTGGAATTATTATTATTGAGGAGCATTCAATCTAATGAGCTTAACACAAATTACTTTACCATTATTAGATCCAAGTATTTTAAATGCAATAATGCCAACAGGAGCAGTTATTCCATTTGCTGGATCAAGTTCTCCTAGTGGATTTTTATTATGCGATGGTTCAGCAATATCTAGAACTACATACGCAACATTATTTTCTACCATTGGAACAACTTTTGGATCTGGTGATGGATCAACAACATTTAATATTCCAAATACACAAGGTATATTTGTAAGAGGAGCAGGGTCACAATCTATTGGTGGCCTTACTTATACTGGAACTTTGGGAACATCTCAAAATGATGCAACTAAGAAAAATGGATTAGGTATAAATGATTCCCATACACATAGTTATGTACAACCATTAGTTGGTGGTGGAAGTCAAGGTGTTGGTGGAAATACAAGTTTACCACTTACTACTGGTGGAACTACAGGTGCAAATACTGCAATTACTTTAACATCTGGTGATTCTGAAACTCGTCCAGCAAATATTAGTTTAAATTATATTATTAAAACGTAAGGAAATAACATGTCAAATACAAGTAAAAATTTAGGTGAAGTAGATGCAAATCAAACATTAATGTTGTGTTATAATCCATCTGATGCATCTTTTTCTATGGCAGATCAATGGGTTCAAGCAGTTATTGGTCGTACAATTACAAACGTAATTACTACAACGACAGCAACTGGTGATACTGTAACTTCAACATATACAGAAGGTAGTAATACTCTTTTTGTAATTAAAACTATTTATACTGATAATACATATAAAATGAAATTGAGTCAAACAAGGTTGTCATAATGTCTCGTAAATACACTCTGTATGATCCACATCAAATTACAGTAAAAACTTTTAACGAAGAAAATGAAAGTGTTCGAGTTACAATTGTTAACCCAGAACATTTACCAAAAGATAAAGAAATTGTTAAAGAGATAGTAACAAAAGTAGAATATAAAGAATTACCAATTTGGATAAGAATTTGCTTAGTGATGCAATTCATATCTATACTAATTTTATCACTAAAAAAATAGGAGAAAAAAATGGCATATTTAGCATTAAAGATTTACGCACCAAATTATTCGGTAAACGATATGAACGTTAAAGTTGAAGGTGGAGATGCAACTAAACCACAAGAAGTTATTAACGAACTTTCAAAATTATTGGATGGAATTAAAGCTGGAGCAATTGAAGCTTCTGTAGCATTTGCAACTAGCCCTGCAGATATTTCTATCGGAGCAGCAGGTTCTGGTGGAGTTTCTGGAACAGCTAATCTTCTTTAATAAATAGTAAAGGAAAATAATATGAACGCATTACATAAATTAATTATGAAGAAAAAAGGAGAAGGTAAAGATCTTTCTCCAGAACATGCTGAAGCAAAATCTAGTATGTTAGAAAAATTAATGGGTGATATGGATTCTATGGGTGCTGATAAGCTTAAAGGGCTTAAAAAAGTAACTGTAGCTTCTAATTCTCCAAAAGGTCTTGAAATGGGACTTAGCAAAGCTAAAGATCTTGTTAAAAAACCAGAAATGATGGATGAACACGAAACTGACGAAATTGATCCAGAATTTCACAAAGACGGTGAAGAAGAAATGTCTGAAGATGAAGAATCTCCAGAACATGAAAGTATGGAATCTCCAGCACTAGAAGCATCTGAACATGAAATGGGTGAAGATATGTCTGAAGATGAATTAAGAGCAAAAATTAGAGAACTTGAAGCTAAATTAAATCACATGAAAGCGTAGGTTTATTGTGGCTAACGCAAAACCTTACTATACAAGTGATGATCTAGTTGCGTCTATTCAAAGACGTATTAGTTATCCCTTGTCTGCAAATACTTTTTTATATGATGATCTTATGGCGTTTCTTAATGAGGAATTGCAGCTTAGTGCTGTACCTACCGTTAAAGAAACACATGAAGAGTACTTTGTATTTAAAGTAGAAACACCATTGGTAAATGGAATTAGTCGTTACGAGATTCCAAATCGTGCTATTGGTATGGCTTTGCGTGATGTTAAATATTCTGATACATATGGTAATTTTTACGATATGACCAGAATTGCTCCAGATGATAAAGCATTCTTTCAACAAAGTAATGGTTCAAATCAAACTGTTGCTAAATATTATTTGGAAGGTAATGAATTAGTTCTTACCCCATCAATTGTATCAGGTGCCAGTGGTTTTTTAAATCAATTTATATTTTTAAGACCAAACAATCTTGTAAGAAATACAAGAGCTGCAACTATTGTTAGATATCATAAAAATATTACAATAAGTAATTTTGGTGCTTTAGCTGCTGGGGATGTAATTACTATTTCTGTAAATAATCAATCTCAAAATCCTTTAATTTATTATTTTACAGCAATTAGTGGTGGTACTCCTGTTGAAAATCAATTTTTAATTGGTACTGATAGTATTACTACCGCAATTAATTTAACTACAGCAATTAATAATGCTAACATTGGGGTTGTTATTGCAAATAGTGCTACTAACGTTGTTGATTGTTCATATAATGAAATTTCAGCATCGTTTATTGCATCAAATACTACAGCATTTACTATTGATAATGTAAATTTGGATATTGAATTTAATCAATTACCAAACACATACACCGATCCAGATACAGATCAAACTTCAACATTATATCAAGCTGGAGTATTAGTTGACTTTCTCCAAACTAATCCCGGCCATAGAACATATAATTTTGATGTTCCTTTAATTAGTATTAGTGCTGGTAATAGGGCAAAATTTCCAGTTATATATTTACAAACACATGCAAATAATAGTAGTGGTGGAGCTTTAACGTATTATAATATTAAAATTGGAGATTATATTTGTTTACAAAATGAATGTATTATTCCACAAATTCCACCAGAACTTCATAATGCATTAGCTGAACGTGCCGCATCTAGAATTTTGGCAGCGATTGGTGATGTCCAAGGTTACCAAGTAAGTCAAGCAAAAATTGCTGAAATGGATAAAAAAACTGATATTCTTATTGGTTCTCGTATTGAATCTAGTGTTCCAAAAGTATTTAATCGATATTCTCTTTTAAGAATGGGAAAATCTCGTTTCCGAAGAAGGTACTAAATGTCTTCCAGCGTAACATTAAAAGCATTAGGACTTAATTATAGTCCAAATAATTTATCTTTACCAGAAGGTTCACTTGTTCAAGCTAATGATGTTATTGTTAGACGAGACAATGTTGTAGAATCTCGCCGTGGTATTTTTGACTACTCAGAAAATTTTACAGGAAATACTGTACCACCAAAACAACTTTTAACATATAAAGATAGAATTTTATCTCATTATGCTTCTACTTTAAATTTTGATACTACAGTTTTAGATTCAACAGGTAAATCAATTTTTAATAATTTTGATGGAACATATTCTGAAGTTGCTGCCGGATTAAGAATTAAATTTATTGAAGCTAATAAAAATTTATATTTTACTACTTCAGATGGTATTAAAAAGATTTGTGCAAGAACAGCTAAAGATTTTAATACAGCACCAAATTATATTGTTCCAAGTGGTGGAATTAAAGCATTAGATTTTACTGCAACATTAGAAATAAATCAAGGTCAAAATTCTGGATTTTTACCAGTTGATAGTGTAACTGCGTATCGCCATCTTTGGGGTTATAAAGATTTAAATGATAATTTAATTCTTGGTACTCCTTCAAATTCAATTCCAGTTTATAATTATCTTTCAGATACTATTCCATTAGATATTAATACTCTTTGTTTAGCATTAGATAACGTTACTCAAAACTCCGCGACATATCATTCAGTAATTAATAATAGCGTAACTCTTCCTCCTGCTGGAGCATTTACTTTTTCAAATTTATTTAAATCAAATATTACAGATCTTGGTAGTACATTTGCAACAAATGTAATTGATATTGCAACATATATTGATAAATATTCTACTCTTGCTGATATAAATGTAACAACACTAACAAAACCACTACAAATTGGAACTTTTGAGTTAACTAATAATGTTGCAAAAATTATCTTTTCTGCTGGTGATGCTACTAAAGTATTTAAATTTGGTGATGTTATTGAGATTAACGGCACTGCAGATGTTGGTATCGTACCGTATAGTGTTTTTAATAATCCAAATGGTACAAGTCTTTATTGGCAAATTACATCAGTAACTTCTACAGCAATTACATTTAATTTAACACATGCGGATATTACAGTTGGTACTCCCGGTGGTGCTCCAAAAATATTTCCATACACATATCGAAATATTGTAAACACTTCTAGTCCAAATGTTAGTTCAAATGGTAGTAATTATCCAGCACTAACTAGTCCAAATTTTACAGTGGAAACTCCAGCTACTGATTTTGAATTAAGAACAATTCAAGATGCAATTGGTAGAATTATTACAACACTACAATCCAGTTTAAATGATTTTATTTCTTCAGCATTAGTAACTGCATATTTAACAAATTTATCCTTAACACAATCTGGTAATGTAAAACTTGCAATTAAAATTCCAAAATATATTATTGATACAAATAATACAAATTATTTTGTTCAAGTATATAGAACTAGAACTTTTACCGCAAATGGAATTGAAATTCTTGGTGATACTGTAACTCCAGATGATGAAATGCGTTTAGTATTTGAAGGATTTCCAAGCAGTGTTGATTTTTCAACTGGGTTTATTAATTATTTTGATGAATATCCAGAAGAATTAAGAAATACAAATGCAAATTTATATACTAATCCAACAACTGGTGAAGGTATTAATCAAGCAAATGATATTCCCCCAATTGCTGAAGATATTAATCGTTTTAAAAACGTTTTATTTTTTGCTAATACTAAAACTCGTCATCGTATTAATCCTTTTCAATTACTTGGAACTACAAATATTGGTAGTTTAAATAATAATGATAAAATTACTTTTAGTAATGGAACTACAAATATTACATTAAAATTTAATCCCGGTGTTCAACAAATAACTAGTGTAAAATATACCTCTGGTAGTACTCCAGCAAATTATTTAAATAAATACTGGTTAATTGATAGTGGAACTAATTTTAATAAATACTATGTTTGGTATCGTGTAGATAATGTTGGAACTGATCCAGCAATTGCAAATAGAATTCCAATTCAAGTTAATTTACTTACTGGTGATAGTATTACTTTAATTCAACAAAAAACAATTGCGGCATTTGATTCTTTTCTTTTAGATTTTACAGCAATAGCCAGCGGAACTGATACTGTACTTATTACAAATCAAACTGAAGGTATTACTACTTTAGCTTCCGATGGAAACGTTGGTGCTCCTATTACAATTACAACACCAACTATTGGTGCTGGGCAAGATATTTTAAATAAAACCGTATTGCTTTCGACTGTAGGAACTAGAGCACAACAAATTGATGTTACTGCGAGATCTTTAGTTCAAGTATTAAATGGACAATTAAACACGTTTGTTAATGCATATTATGTTTCTGGTTCAAACTCTTCTCCCGGAATTATTAATTTAGAATCAATTTCTTTATTAAATACTGCTTTTTATATTTTAGGTTCTAACACTGGAATTGGAACTTCGTTTAATCCAGATATTTCTCCTACTAATTTAATTACTGGAATTACTACCGCAGCAAATGCTGTAGTAACTTCAGTTGGGCATGGATTAACAAATTTAGAAGAAATTATGATAAGTGGAACTGATAGTACTCCATCTATTGATGGTATTTGGCCTGTTACTATTATTGATGCAGATCATTTTAGTGTTCCAGTTTTAACTTCTGGAACTGGTACTGTTGGGGCTTGGGCAACACTTGAAAATACAAACGTTTCTAATAATGAAACAAAGCCTAATCGTATTTATTATAGTAAATTATCACAACCAGAAGCCGTTCCTTTATTAAATTATTTTGATGTAGGATCTCAAGATGCGGCAATTAAACGTATTTTTCCTCTTCGTGATAGTTTATTTGTATTTAAAGAAGATGGACTATATCGTATTTCTGGAGAAACCGCACCGTTTGTAGTTACATTATTTGATAGTTCTATTGTTCTTACTGCTCCAGATAGTGTTGCTGTTGCAAATAATATTATCTATGGTTGGACAACTAAAGGTATTTCAAATGTAACTGAAGCTGGTGCAAATGAAATTACTAGACCAATTGATACTCAAATTTTAAAATTATCATCGGCAAATTATCCAAATTTTTCAACATTAACTTGGGGATTTGGATATGATAGTGATAATTCATATACTGTTTATACTAATGCAAATATTGATGATACTGTACCCACAATTGGATTTAGATATTCAAATCTTACTAATACTTGGACTAATTTTATTAGAAGTCAAAATTGTGGAATTGTTTTACCAAAACAAGATGTAATGTATCTTGGTTCTGGTACAGATGGATTAATTCAAAAAGAACGCAAAACATTAACACGTTTAGATTATGCCGATAAAGATTTTACTGTAGCTTTACCAACAGATTCTGTATTTAATAATGGGACACTATTATCTTTACCTAGTGTTTCTGGAATTTCAATTGGTGACGTTGTTACACAAGAACAATATCTAACAACGTTTGTTTTTAATTCATTATTAGAAAAATTAGATTTTGATCCTTTTGTTGGATTTAATACTATTTCTAGTACTACTGGTTCTGGAACTACAATTACAGTAAACATGACTTCAAATCATGGATTAAACACTGGCGATTATGTTGTTCTTTCACAAACAAATTCTGCTCCAGTAATTGATGGAAAATATCAAATTGTTTATAACAGTCCAACTTCCTTTAATGTTCAAGTAGAAACTCCATTATTAATTCAAGCAACTTTTGGTAAATCAAAACGTTCTTATTATTTATCTATTCCAGCAAAAACTGGAGATAGTTTAAGAGACAATATTGTAAAATTGGCATCGTATTTAGATACAGATCCAGTATTAACGCCAATTACTCCGTCTTATTCTTCTTTAATTGCTAATAAATTTGGAAATATTATTAGTAATGCTATTGGTGTTAATACAGCAATTTATGCGCCAGCACATGGTCTTATTAATGGTCGTGTTGTTAGTATCTTTGGAACAAACTCTTCTATTCTTCCAATTACTGGAGTATTTTCTAGTACATTTATTGACGCAGATCATTTTAGTGTTCCAGTAAATGTTAGTACTCCCGGTGGAAGTGGATTAACATATACAACATCTAGCACATTAAATAGCATTGATGATATTGTAATATGTTATAATGCTATAATTAATGAATTAAATTTAACTAGTAGTGGAACTAGATTTAAAAATTATGTTCTTTTAGATAATCAAACTGCAAGTTTATTTGAAGCTGTAGTTTTAGATGTAAGTGTTAAAAACAAACAAATTACAGTTAATCTTCCTTTACAATGGGTTGTTGGTGATCTTAGAGTTTATAAAGCAATTCCTTGTAAACTAGTTTATGCACCAATTACATTTGGTGATCCTTTACAATTAAAACAAGTTTATGAATCAACTTTAATGTTTAATGATAAAGCATTTACAAAAGCTACAGCATCTTTTAGTAGCGATTTAAAACCAGAATTTTCTCCTATTGATTTTTATGGTCAAGGTAATGGTATTTTTGGACATTATTCTAATCCGGGATTCGGGTTTGGATTTTTTGGTGGTTCTTCTAATAGTGCTCCATTTAGAACAATCATTCCAAGAGACAATCAACGTTGTCGTTTTATGAATGTTGCATTTGAACATAAAATTGCTCGTGAAAAATGGTCATTATATGGAATTACATTAACTAAAACTAATAGTGATAGTACTAGAGCATATAGGTAAACTATTATATGAAAATACCTTCATACCGAAGACTATTTAAAACTGATTATAAAGAAGAATGGCAACCGTTAGTTGACAAACTAGCTACTTCCATTAATAACGCTTTTGACACCATTTATAACGCTTTAAACAAGAATTTAACGTTTGTTGATAATATTAATTCTACAATTGCAACATTTACAGTTAGTGTAGATGGTAATGGAATACCAAAGCAAACTACTCAATTTAAGTTAGACAGCGCACAAACAACAGTTCAAGGTCTTATTGTAATTGATTGTTTTGCCTCAAACGACACTAGTAAATACCCAAATTCTGGTATTTTTATAAATTTTACTAAAAACGATACATTAATTAATGTTAATAGAATCAAGGGGTTACCACAAGATGTTCAGTTTAGTGTTAAAGTCCTTATGATTTCTTAAATTTTAACAACTAGGAGTATATAATATTCTATGCCAATTATAAATCAACCAGCAAATCCGACTCAACCAACGTCACAAGTTAATCCGCAGGAACAAAACGATCCTGTTGGAAAGAGAGATATTGGCTCTGGATTCACTAATATTCGTAATATTCTAAATGCAAATCAAGGTGCTGGTGCTCAAATAGGTAATAATATTGCAAATAGCGTTTCTAATCAAGCTGGACGATTACAAGGTTCAGTAGATGCAAATCAAGCAGATTTTACTAATCAAGCACAACAAAATTTTAATACGAATCAAGGTAATATTACTAACGCTAATAATGCAGTTAATACAACAAATTCTGATGATACATATTATACAAATATTGGTAAAGCACTATCTACTTCTCAATATACTGGGCCTCAAGGATTAACAAACGCACAAAATTTACAAAACCAAGCATCTAATTTAAATAATGTTGGTGGCTTATTAAATACAACAAACGGCCAAGGAAGTTTAATTCGCTCTTATGCTGCTACTCCGGGAAATTATACCAGAGGGCAACAAGCATTAGATTCTATGTTTTTAGGACAAGATAAAGGTGCTCAACAAAATTTAAAATCACAACAAAAAAATGTTTTTAATATTGCACAAAATGTTCAAAATGCAAATGCATTAGATCAACAAACTGCAAATACATATAAAACAGCAATTGATAATAATAAAGCAAATACTCTTACAGATTTTACAAATAAAGCTAATACTATTGATCAATCAGCATTAACTCAAGGTACAGATTATAATTCAAATATTTCTCGTCTTAAACAATTAATGTCTGGTGTTGATGCTAACGGTCAAGCTGTTCATTATAATACTTTAACTGATGCTGATCAACAATTATTACAAAATTTAAATAAATATGGTATTAATAATGAAAACATTTATCTTGGTCGTGATGATGCCAGAAACAATGTATTAGATAGCATTGCTGGGACCGCAACAATTGCTCAAGGTGGTAAACAATATACTGATGAACAAAAAAACCAAGCAAAAAATCTAGCATTATTAATGCAAAATACAGATTTAGCTAATACTATTAGAAATAATCAATTTAATTCTACATTTACTGGTGGTAAAGATTCAACATTATATAATCCAGCAACACAAGCACACGATACCGATGTTTCTGATCAACAAAAAGTACAAAACTATATTAATTTTGTAAATCAACACGATTTGAGTTCTTTATATGATAATAGACCAGAAAATAGACAAATAGATTTGGGTATGTTAGGAGCAGCATTAAATCAACAAGTAGGAGATACTGGATTTAATTTAGGACATGCACTCAATACTAGAGATTATGGTTCTAGTATGCAAAATAAAATTATTGATTTTTTTACTAATAATACCCTAACACAAGAACAACAAAACCAAGTACATCAATTTCAAAATTCTCCCGGAAGAACTACTGGGCAAGTTATGGATTTAATTAAAGGGTTATATAGTGGTCGATATTCTGATTTAAATTCTCGTATTCCTAAATATGGAAGTATTCAAGAAGCAATTTTACAAAGACTTGGTAAATCTCCAGATCAACAATATGCTTCAAATGCACTTTCTTCAGCAGAAACTGGACCTTTAAATACAATTAATAACAATAATATTTCTCCGAGGTAATAAATTATGAGTGGTAGTAGAGTAGCAAGTGGTGCAGTAAGTGGAGCAGCAAGTGGAGCCGCTATTGGTGGTCCTTGGGGTGCTTTAATTGGTGGAGCTATTGGTGGTATTGGTGGAGCTTTATCTCCAGACGATGTTCCAACAGATCAATTTAATAATATTGCAATTCCAGATTTAGTAGATGCAGCTAAAAAAATTCAGTATCAAAAATACATGGCCGGAGATACTTATAATCCTCAATTGCTATCAAGACAGGCAGTTGAAGATAGTTTAGTTAATCAAATTAATGAAAATCCTGAAAATAAACAAAAACAACAAGTAGCATTAAATGCATATCAACAATTAATGAATAATGGTCTTGGTGGTTCTCAAGGTAAACTTGATTTAGAAACTGCCAGAACTCTTGCCGCTCAAGATGCTACAGCTCGTAACGCATCTTTAATGCAAAAATTTCAACAAATGGGGCAAGGGCCAGCTTCTGGTGCATCTCTTGCCGCTCAATTAGCTTCAAATCAAAATTCAAATCAGAACGAATATATGCAAAATCTTCAAGCATCTGCAAATGCAGCAAATGCTCGCCAAGGCGCAATTGGTCAATATGCACAATTAGCTTCGGGTATTCGTGGTCAAGATTATAATACACTTGCAGCAAATACCGCAGCAAATAATCAAGCTCGTATGTTTGATATTGCAAATAGTACTCAAAGAGATCAAGGAAATAAAAATATGATTAATATGGGTAATATGGCAAATATTAATCGTAGTTGGCAACAACAAGATAGAAATGTTGATCAATATAATAATCAACAAAATCTTGGATTTAATGCATTACAACAAAATTTTGCAAATCATATGGGATTAGCTAATGCACAATATGGTGCAGCTAATAATCAAAACCAAGCAAATGCTCAAAACTTCTCCAATATTACTGGAGGAATTACTCAAGCTGCTGGCGCATATGGACAATATCAAAATAATCAAGACCAATTAGCGGCATATAATAATAGAACAAATGCAATAACTAGTGGCAATCAAATAAATGCATTAAATAACATGAGAATAAGAAATAATAATCTTCCAAATATGAATGATAATACGGAAGCTGTTGTTTAATTTAAGGATAAAATAAAATGGCAAAAACACTTTACGATTACTTTAGTGGTTTACAAGATTTGGGAATGCCTGACGAAGATATTGTTAGTCATGCTCATGATACATTAAGTAATATTGTTGGAAAACAAGTTCCAACAGAAGATCTTCCTTTATCTTCTAGTGATTTGTCTGGTGTTTCTTCGCCAGAATTGGATTTAGCAAAAGCATCTGCAAATAGATTAAATAAATACGGTGATAATAAATCATTTAATAATATTTTTAATAAAAATGATTATTCTTCTCCTGCAGATATTTATAATAAAATTAAAGAAAATTCTACTTCTAAACTTCCAGAAGAAGTTCTTTCTGATGAAGTACAACGTTATGCTGCTGGTAGAAATACAAAAAGTCCAATTATTCCAGCAAAAATGGATGCAAAAGTTAAATCATATATTCCAGAAGAATTAGATGCATTAAAATCTAAAATTGCAGAACTTGGAAATAAAACAAAAGAAGCTGTAAAACCAATTATTGATACAGCAGCAGAAGATGCTAAATATGCTAATGTTAAAGATATTGAAGATCCTTTAACTGCAGCAATGAATAAAATTAAAGGTCTTAGTGGTGATACTTTAGAATCATTTAAATCTGGTCTTGGTAAAGGCGCAAATGCTCTTGGTGAATATTTACCTTCCGTTGGTAGTGCTTATAGTTATGCTAAAAGTACTCAGGATGCGAATAATCTTTTAAATCCAGAACAAGACGAAACATGGCAAGAAAAACTTGGACATGGTATGAGAATGGTTGGTCATGCTGGTGAAGCTGCTTCTGTTCCCATTGCTGTTGGAACTGGTGGATTTGGTACTCCTGCGGCTTTGGTTTCTGGTATTGGTGGTGGCGCATTAGATCTTGGTGGTAGTTTATTAGAATCATATGGAAAAAATCAAAGACCACAACAAATTGATAAAAAAGTTTATAATGGTCCAGTTGGTCCTTTTCCAAAAAATCCAAATGATATAGATGTATTGGAAGGTAGATCTTTAGAAGATTTAAAAAAAGAATTGGCTCCTAATCGTGGTCCTGCTGGTGAATTTGATAAAGAAGATGCAATACCAAAACCATCTCCAGCAGAATTTAAATCCGCTTTAATTGATGCTGCAAAAAAACACGGTAGAGATCCTGCTGAAGTTTTATCACACGCATTTGTAGAATCTTCTTTAGATCCAACAGCAGAAAATAATGGTGCATATGGCCCATTTCAAGTTAGAAAAGCGGCTTTTAGTGATTTACAAAAAGCATATCCAAAGAAATATGGAAACCTATCTGTAGAAGATCTTAGTAAACCAGAAAATATGAAAACTGGAATTGAAGCTGGTATGGATTATTTTGATTTATTAAAAAAACAAAATCCAAACCTTCAACATGATGAAATTTTAAGAGCATTTAATCAGGGTGCTCGTGGTAAAGATAAAGATGATGCTTTTGATTATTTAGATAAAGTTCAAGGAAATATTCCTAAATTTCAAAAACTTTTAGCAAGTAATCCTAATCGTGGTCCTGCTAGTACAGAAAATCCAAATCAAATTACGGATGATCAAATTGAAGAACTAAAAAAACAAGGAAAAATTCCTAATATAGAAGAAAATGAATATGCAGATAATGAATCTTCACAAAATTCTGAAGAATCTGATGAAGAGGCACAACCAAATAAAGAATTGAGCAAGAATGAAAAAATATTGGCCTTTCTTCGTTCTGGGAATGATGTCAGCAATTTGGGTGATAAAGCACCATTGCGTTTTGGTCCTTCCGCTAATCCAGTCGAATATGCTAAAAATCAAGATGACATGGGTAAATTGATGGCATTAAAATCTGCATATGATAAATCGCAATTACCACAAAAAGAACCAGCTATTCCTGTAGATGCTGAACAAGAAATTCAAAAACAATCTCAACCAGATATTCTTCAAAAATCAATTGACGGACAAGTACAGCAAGCTAAAAGTAATCGTGAAGATTATTTAAATGCTATGAAAGCTTCAAATAATAATAAATTTATTTCTGGTCTTCTTCGTGGTGCTCAACAAGCATCTACTGGTTTAGCTGGTATGGGTTCACATGCTGTTGCTAAAAATGAATCAGATAAAGCACTAGCCGATTTACAAGAATCTTCAAATGCTCCAATTGATCAACTTAAAAACAAAATGGCGTTTGATAAAGAAGATCCGGCTAATCCACAAGCTGAAAATTTAAGACAAATTATTAAAGCTACTTTTGAAAAAGCAGGTTTAAAATCTCCAGATTTATCTGCACTTGGATATAATGATATTGTTAAAAATAATTCTCTATTTGAAAAAATTGCGGATAGAGAACTTGATCGACAATATAAAACTAGTTTATTAAGTCAGCAAATGGCTTTAAAACAAAAAGCTGCTCAAGATAAATCTGCAGATAAAGAAGATTATACAAAACAAAACCAAGTTAAAGATTTAGCTGGATTTGCTAATGGATCTTCTCGTGGTGCTCAAGAAATTAGAACTTTACATCAACAACAAAACCGTATTAATAATTTATATGGTACTTTTAATTTACCAGAAGGATTTAATTTAGCAGAAGCAGCTAAAGATCCAAAAGCTATGCAAATATTAAAAGATCAATTAGCAAATAAGAATATGGCTCAAGTTAATGAAGCTGCAATTCAGATTTCTGGGGTTTTAAATCAAGGAAAACCTTCAGATAAAACAGTTGGCATGTTGGCACAACAAAATTTACAAAGTACTTTAGCTAAATATAAAGGTATGTTATTTAGTGATTTACCACCAGCAAATCAACAAGATATTATTTTAAATGTAATCAGAATGGCAAATACTGCAAATAAAATTACAGATAATCAATTAAGACAACGTATTGAAGATCAAGCTGGTTCTTTAAATATCGATCCAGAAAAACATCCTAAAGCGTATGCTGATTATCAATCTGTGGCAAATCAGTATGGATTAAGAAGTAATCCAAAAGAACTTCAAATTATTAAAGCTCTTATGAGTGGTGTTAAAGGTAAAAAATATACAAGGGAACAAGCTGAACAAATTTTAGATAATGGTTTAGCTAGTGGTGATATCCAACTATGAAAGAACTAGAACATTTATCATCTAAAGATTTAGACCGTTTATTAAATTCTGGAAAAGAAGAAGCTCCAAGTATTGCACCAGTTGTAATACCCGAGCATTCTGAATTACCAACACCAGAACAAAAAGATCCCGGTCTTGTTCATGATCTTTTATTAAATGCTGGTCAGGGTGCTACTCTTGGATTTGGTGATGAAATTTTAGGTGGAGTACAGGCTCTTGCTAATACTGCCAGTGGTAAATCTAAATTAGAAAATTTACTTGATACATATCGTAAATACCAAAAAGAAAATGAGAAGGGTGTTGAAGAATCTTTACAAAGACATCCAGTATTAGGAACTGGAGCACAATTAGCTGGTGGATTACTTATTCCCGGAGCAGGAACGCTTGGAGCAATTGGTGAAGGTGCTACAGCATTACAAGCAGCAAAAACTGGTGCCAAAGCTGGAGCTGTAATGGGCGGTCTAGCTGGTATTGGTGGATCTAAAGAAACTCTTGGTAATATTCCCGGTTTATTAGAAGAGGGAGCTAAAGGTGCTGGTATTGGTGCTTTAACTGGTGGAGCATTAAGTGGTATTTCTAGAGGTATTGGAAATTATGCAAGCAAAGTTGTTTCTGATAGTCCAGAATTAGAAAGAGATGTTACCGCTTTTAGAGAAGGATTAGCTGGAAATAAAACTTCAGGAAAAACTGGACCACAAACAATATTAGCTGATATTCGTGATAAAGTTAATAGTGCATCAGAACAAATTTTAAAACCAGCAAAACAAGCAGCAGAAGAGTATGGTAAAGCTGTTGAATCTGCTACAGGAACATTAACTGGAGATAATCTAGATAATTTTACAAATACTTTAATTGATAATATTGATGTATTGCCAACAAAATTTAAACCAAAACAAACTGAAGATGGTGAATTTATTGTTAGGGGATTACCAGAATTAGAAAATATTCTTAATGGTAACGGAACTGCTCGTGATTTAAAAACTCTTCAAATTAAATTGAGAGATCAACTTGGTAGCATGGAATATGGTGATGCCAATAAAGGTAAGTTAAAACAAATTTTAGAAGAAACTTCTAACGGATTACAATCATTAATTCCACCAGAAAAACTTGCAGAATTAAATCAAAAATATTCTGGAGCATTTTCTATCCCAGAACAATTGTTAGGTAAAAAATTATCAGGAATTAGTTATAATGATAGAGCACCCGAAGTTCAAGATGCTTTAAATCAACTTGTTGGTAAAGTTGGATATGGTAACGTTCCAGGTCACGAAGCAAGACAAACACTTAATGATATTATTAAAACTGGTGTAGATTTTGCAAATAAAAATCCAGAATATCAATTTGATTCTAAAGGTGTAAATGATTTAATTAGTCAAGCTGGTAGAAAAATGGCAGCAATTGGGGCAAGTAGTGGTTTATCAGGTAAACTTGGTGCTGAGACTGGTAAAGTCAATCCATTTGAAGCAGTAGCAAATCTATCTAGTAATCGTGCTGGTTTTGCAAATACTATAGGTAGAATTGCATCAAGTCCAGTTAGTCCATACGGTATGGCTACGGCGGCAGAACCGACTTTACTTTCTGCAGCAAATACATTAAAAAATGTTCCGGGATTAAGTAAACTTGGACAAACTTTGGAAGATTCAATTAATAACAAGAGCAGCGTTGCTAAAAATGCTGCAATGATGGCAATTATGCAAAATCCTGCAGCAAGAAAAGCTTTGGGAGTAAATATTAAAGAACAAGAACACGAAGAAGGAACTAAATGAGATGAAAAACACGGAAGAGTTTTTTGTAAAACTAGATAATAAAATTGATAGGCTCGAAGTATCATTAAGTGAAAACAATAAAACTCTTGCCGTATATAATACTCATCTTGAAAATCATATTAAAAGAACAGAAATCGCAGAACTGCGTTTGAATAAATTTGAAGATGAAGTGAAGCCAGCATTAGATGCGTATAAATTTGTTGCATTTTTTTGTAAAGCGATTATTCCTGTTTGTGCTATTATTGGCATTTATCTTAGATTTAAAAATTAATTATTTTTTGACAATATTACCTTTTTTATTAAGATAACCAAGCTGTTTTAAAGTATCTAAATTTTCAAATTTAATAATATTATCATCTTCAATTGTCTTCCCCATTGCATCTTCTAATGTAGAATCATCGTTCATTGCTTTTTTTCTAGTCAGAATATCTCTATTCCTTGCATTATTTCTATCACCACAATCTTTTTTTAATGCTGGTGTATTATGTAAATTGTTACTTAAATCTTCTCGATCTAGTGTATCGTGTACATACTCAGATGTAAATTTATTAAGCCACTCTAATTCTTCATATGTAAGTTTATGGAGATAATCAAAATCTAATAAATCTGTTCTAGTCTTTAAATTAACTCCCGGATTTAAAGCTGAGAATTTTGTTAATTCTCTCTTATTCGGGGTTTTCTTCTTTTTTCTTTTTGCTTCGTGCATTATTAAATTCCTCGTTGTTTAATAGCATCATGCTACCAACATTATTAAAATACTTCGCAACACTTTCATCTACACAATAATATTCTAATTCTTTGTCGTACTTAAATACATTTTTATGATCGATAAATAAAACCATTAATTGATCAAAAATTACATAAGAACAACTAGACTTTGATTTAGAATAACACCATTTGTCATATAGATTATATAAGTAAACTTTTTTTAAATTGTATTTACCAGACTTAATATTAAAAGCATCCATAAACGCTTTGATATGTTTTTGATAATGTTTACTTTTTGTTGGATTTTTAGATTTTTTAGTATTATCTGCAATCAATTTAATAATTATTGCTAGATTTTTATTGATATAAAATTTATTATATTTACAAGGTAGGAATCTTTTAATCCTTGTAGTAACATTTTTATCGGTAAGTTTTAAACTACTTTTGTTTTTATAAGACCATTTACGAAATAGTTGTGTTAAAGCACTTGCTGTTATTTCATTATCGCCAGATTCAAGATTAAAATTAACAAGGAATGACATTACAGGATCTTCAACTTCAATAGTTTCAGAAGATATGCCACTTATTGCATCTAATAACTCTGCTTCCGAATAAAGTTGCCGTTTATTATTCATATATAATTTTATTTGGAAAATTTAAACAAGCAAATTCCTTAAAAAATTCAAATGCAGCTTTATCATAAGCAATTGCCGCTTCTTCTGGTGTATTAAAATAACCCAAATGTTTGTTTATTAATCTAGCTTGCCAAGGTTTTTTTCTGTGCGTATCATTTTTTTTTCTAACACCTTTATACCCACTACTATTATCTTTTCTTTTTTTACTATTTGCGCTATTTTCCGAAGTAGTTGCTTCTCTTAAATTATTCCATTTGTTATTAGATCTGTTTCTATCTTTATGATCTACAGTTTTAGGCATTGATCCAGTCATATATAAAAAAGCCAATATATGTGCTGGATATCTTTTACTATCAATTGATATGGTAATATAATCACGGTCAGTTTTATAACTACAAATTTTTCCGGTATTTCTTCGTGTAAAAATACCAGTATTAGAATTATAATCAATAACTTGTTTTAATCTTTTTTGTGTTAAATCATTTTTAGAATTGTATTCCAAACGAACCTCCAATTGTTTTATTGTTAAGCCCCCAAACTCCAAAAATTATTGGACCAATTAAATTTCTACTAATACTTGCACCATAAACTAACGTTGTAGTTCCTGCATCAATTCCTGCAAGTAAACTAATATTAAGGCTTGGTGTCATTGCAATTGTAACTTTACTACTATCTTGTTTAATATCAGTTTTAGTGGTAGAATTATCTTTTGTGCTAATATCCGTTTGCTTTGTAATAATCTTAGTACCATCTTTTTTAATAACAATGGTGGTTTTAGAATGATCTTCAGTTTGTTTTGTTTCTACTTTAATTTCTTTTTCAACAGTTACAATTTTAGTTTCTACACGAGCTGGTGTCATATATCGACCAGTAGCATAGGCAGCCCCAAGCAATGTAATACCTAGTAGTATATATAGTTTACTATTCATCTTGTTTCTTTTCCTTTAACTTTGCTCGGCTTTCTTTTCTTGAACTTGCCTCTGCTGAAGTTTTAGTACTATGACATCTATCACATAATGCCATTAAATTTTCTTGTGGGCAAAAAAGTCTTTCAACAAACGAATCATATCCTTGCCAACCAAGGACAGTATCAATAACTGGAACTGTATGATCTACAGAAACTTTTTCTGATAATCTTGAACATTTTTTACAACGATAAAAGTCACCTTCCTTGGCTTCTTTTATTGCCAATGCCCTTGTCCCTTGATAAAGCCACAAACGCCTCAATGCACTTATGATTTTAGATTTGGGGATAAGTGGTTTTTTCTTAGGCATATTTATATGTCTCATTATTAACCAAACGTCGAATACAATCTCTACCGACATTATATTCTCTAGCTAAAGATGCTTTATTTTTTCCATTTTTAAATTTTTGTCTAATTTCATTAGCTTGATTATTTGTTAATTTTGCGTTAGCACTATTTTCCCCTCTACTATGATTATTTTTAAATAATCCAGTAGACATAGCATGTTGCATATTTTTTTTTCGATCGCACCATTCTAAATTTTCTAATCTATTATCAGACTTTATACCATTTTTATGATTTACTTCTTTATATTTATTATTAATACCAAGAAAAGTAAAACAAACTAAACGGTGAATATATATTCGGTTTCTTTTATTATTAGAAAAAACATTAACCCATAAATAATTTGATATATTTTGTATTGGTTTTAATACTTTAATTATCCCCGTTCTTTTATAATTCAAACTTCTAATATTTCCAAAATTGGAAGCTTGATAATTTTCATAACCGGGAATGTTTTTCCATATTTCATTTTTAGCCATTTTTTAAAACCTTTCTTGCTTCCTTGCAACCGTTTGAACAACTAATTAAACTTTTAATTCCCAAATTATTAATAATTAAATTTCCAGTTTTACAAATATTACAGTTTTTACTATCAGCTATAATTTCTTCTGTGGGTTCAATTTTCTTATTAGTTAGTTTTTGAAGCTCTCTTCTAAGATGTTTATTTTCAGATTTAAGTTTTTTAAATTCATTTCGCAAAACTCGATCTGCTTCAGTACTTGTACTACAAGGTTTCTTTTTCTTACCCACAATTACCTCTACATATAATTTATAATAATAAGTAATAAATTGTCAAGAATTATTTTTAATTATCTTCCTGAACTACCAAAACCATTATTACCACGAATTTTAGAAAAAAACCCATCTTTACTAAATTCTTTTACATTTTGAATACTTGGAGCTTTATAGTTAGCAATAATTAATTGAGCAATTTTGTCACCTTTATGAACTCTATAACCATATTTTTTTAACTCAGCATGCCATTCTGATTTATTTGTTAGGTTATTCATAACAATTTTAATCTCACCCCGGTATCCTTCATCAATCACCCCACCTGCCGTTTTAAGCCCCTTTGATGCCATTGATGACCTATCTTCAATCTTTCCATATGTGCCTTTAGGCAGCTTTATAGCGATTCCTGTAGTGATTAAGGTCGTTGTTCCTTGTTCGATGAATATATCTTGATCTGTATATATATCCAATCCAGCGTCAGTTTTATTGTTTCTGGTGGGTAATGTTGCGTTTTGATGTAAAAGTTTGATTTCCATATACTCCTTAATAACAAAAAGAGGGAATTATGTTATTTTACATAATTCCCCCTAACATTTGTTTTATTTAGCTTCTAGTGCTGCTTGTGGTGCTTGTGGTGCTTGTGGTGCTTCTGCAGGTTTAGCTGCTTGTTTTTGTTTAGCTAACTCCTGTGCAATAGTTTGATTTACTTGTTGAAGCTGGGCTTGCAAGTATTCAATCTGAGCCATTGTATCATATGCAATTACTTTTAGGTCTTTGATTTCCATTTGTTTTCTCCTTTCTTTAAATTTTAGTTAATAATGATTTCTTTTTTGATTTTGTCAATAAATTTAATTTACCTGTAAACCAAGATCCACAAGATAAACATGTAAATTTTTGATATTTACCAACTTTAGTGTAATGAAATCCACGTTTTTGAATTTTAGTTGTTCCACAATTACATTTAATATCAGTATCATCAGAGTATAATGAGAAGTTTAAAGTAGAATCCCAAGGTGATAGGTGGTGATATAATTCTTCTAATGATAAAACGTCCATTTCATTATAAGCTTGCATTTCTTTAAATGCATCTTGATTACCAGCAAGACATTCTTTCCAAAGATCAAATCCTTGAAACTTTTTTGTCTTCATTTTTTTATTCTTTGTACAAAGTTTTTTTGTCATCCACTCAAGTTTATTACTTGTAAATGCAAAATGTTTTTTAGCAATTTTTAAAGTATCAATATTTTTATGTGGGCTTGGTGGTTTCATGCCGTTCATAATAAAACGAGCATTAAGCTTTTTTAAATCAAAAGCCACGCCATTTTGGGTAAGTGTAATATCAGAATCATTTAATAAGTCCCAGATTCCTTGCAATAATTTTTTATCATTACGAATATCTTTTTCATTTCTTTGGTCTTGATACATAATTTTATTATGAGGACCATAAGTTACACCACTTTTATCTGTATAATATTTAGCAGACCAAGATAAAACTGACCACTCGCTTTCAATTTGATTTAACGCAATGTTTTGATCAAATAATCCCCAAGTATAAGATACCAATGGACTAGTTTCAATATCAAGTACTAAAATCTTTAATCCAGTATATTCTTTTTTCATTATTTCTCCCCTATTAGTGCTGAAAACATTTCGTAAAATGATTCAAATTTATTTTCAAATGCCAATACTTCACTTTCAGTTAAATGCATACGTTTATAAAGTTTAAATGTATGTAAATATTCATGCCAAAATGTTTTTACAGCTTCTTTATCATCAAGATCTTTAAAGATTCTGATTTCTTTTGGGTCATACGAAGTTTCTCCATAATGCGGTCTACCATTTTTAGAAGATCCAATATGATCTGACCATACTATTTTAAATGTGTGCTTTTTACCAATACTAACTTTTTCTGGAATGTTTGCTCGGAGCTGGCTCCAATTAATTTTCATTTAAACCCCTATTTAGTGAAAGTCAGAATTGTCTTTATCTAGATAATCCTCTGATAAATATTTTAATACTTTTTTTCCAAGAAAGCAAACAGGTTCTTTTGGATCACGAATAACAATACCTTCACGGATCTTTTGTTTTGGTGCTAATACAGAATCGCCTTTGGTATGTTTGTGCGCCAATTCTTTAGAATGCGCTCCACGATAAATAACTGGAACCATCGGTAAGCCCCGTTCAATACAAAAAAGAACTAATTCATCGTGAGTAAGCCAGCGTGTTGATTGTTTATCGTCTGCTAAGATTTTGACATCAAATACAACAATTTTATTTTCGCCATCTTTGCAACCATAAGTATAATTTTTTTGAATACCAGAACCATAAATTTCATAATACACGGTTTCGTTTGGTTTAATTTTGTTTTCTAAATCGTATTCTTTAACCATTCTAGCATATACATTTTCCTCATACCAACCAGTATATTTTTTAGATTGCAATTGAACACAATTACTTCCATATGTGAATTGATATTTAGGAAGAAGTTTAAAGAATGATAATACTTTTTCAATTAATGTTTTTGGAACTCGTGGTAAAAGTCCACAACGACCATTTGTACCATGAATTTTCTCTGTATACACGACTTCTTGACCTTCTTCAAAAAGATCAGGATACCATTTAACAGACTCTAACCCATTATACTCATGAAAATATGGATTTTCGTGTTTTTTGTTACGTTCTTTTTTAACCCTTGGCCCATTAGCTTGAAAATCTGGTGCTGGTGGTTCGTATTTTGTAATGCCAAGTATTGTAGATACATCATCGCCTTCGGAAATTTCTCCAGTTAATTTATCTTTAATATCTGGAATTTCTACAATCATTCCTTGTGATGGAAATTGACGAATACGAATTTGTTTAACTCGTGATTTATTTAATTTAATCTTACTTTCTGCGGTAAATAAACGTTCTTCTAGCCATAAAGGAAGAACAGAATCAATTGGAACATAAAGAACCGTATCCCCAATTTTATATTTACCCTTTTGTGTAACAATATTAAAATCAAAACATTTAACAATATCTAAACGGTCTGCGTTTGGATGTGAATTGACATCTTTAATAATTGTAATTGGTGTTCTAAATGTTGACATTTTATTCTCCCGTTACCAAAAGTTCATATGTTGAAGTTACTGTTTTAAATTTAATCATTTTATCATCATTTGAAATAATTTCTTGTACTGGCGAAGTTTTAATCATATCATAAAATCCTTTACCACTAACATAAAGCATTAATTCATTTCCGTATTCTAGTAAAGTCATGTTACCAGTTACAGAATCACCAACTTTAACCATAGAATAGTCTTTCATTGATGTTTTAGTTAATTTAACTTGTTTATCTTCAAATTTTTTAAATGTTTCAATCATACAGTACTATTATCTCCGTTTAAATTTACTTGTCAACTATAATTTTTGTAATACTAATTCTATTTCATATTGACCACGACCATGCTGTTCTGGTGGGTCTGTATAAAAATGTCCTTTATCATTATCTCTCATATGTCTAACCCTAAAACTATTAATTGGTAATGCATCTTCAAATTCTTTTAAAAGTGATGCTGGAGTAAAAAATACCTTATGATCTTCATTAAACCGACTGGGTTTGTCAAGTTTCTTTTCATATAAATCTCGATGAGGAACAACACAAATTATGTATGCCCCAAATTTAAGTACTCTTAACCAATCTCTAATTACCGCAGATCTGTTATCGATGTGTTCTAAAACATGTGATGAATAAACATAGTCTTGGCTATTATCTTCAAATGGTAAAACAATTCCATCATAATCGTCTAAAGTTATACCTTTTGCAGTGGGAAGAATGGGATGTACATTTTCAAGATATCCTTTATATCCAATATCTAAACCATTACCAAACATATATTCAGCAAAAAATCCATTTTGATTTTTATTTGCCCAAGTTTTTCTAGATTCTTGACCGACATTTAATCCCCAATTTTCATTTATCATTTTAATATCCTGTTAATTTGCTCTATCCATTTATTAGAAATTAATTGATCATTACATAAATAATCTTGATATGCACAAGTAGTAAAAGAATGTTCGTTTGGTGCAAAATTCATATTTGATTGACAATAACGACATTTAAGAGATTCATCTGGAACTACGGTATAACAACCTTTGCCCAAAATTCCATCTCTGTATGGTAATCTGTGGTACGGATCTACACTAGTAAATCCAACAATAATTGGTGCTTTGCCCATTCCAGCTAAATGGATAAGACCATTATCTACACCAAGTACTCCAGTAGAATTATTCATAATAGCATGAGCTTGGAACAAATTTGTTTTATCAATTAAATTAATTCCATTTGAATAGTCGGCTTTAAAAGTTCCAATGATTGCTTGTTCTTTATATGATGGAGTATATGATTTACCAATATAAACAGGCGTATATCCAATACTAACACAATAATCACTAACTTGTTTTACAATTTCTGGTTTAAAAACTCTAGTATCGCTAGTGTATCCTGTTGTAATAACAAAATATTTTTCTGGAAGATTAAATTCAGAAACATCGATTGGATCTAATTGAATATAGTTTTTATACTTGTCTTCAACTGATCTACCAACAATTGATAAAAATCCTTGATCTGTAAGGTGTGATGCTAAATTTGTAATTTTGTGAACATATGGGCTACGAGCTAATAATTCGTCATTGTATTTACCTTCAGAGTTATTTAAACTTTCAACAGTAATCATATTATAATCTTCAAACACTTTTTTCGCCAAAGGTTTAAAATATTCATGTGTCCAAAGTTTTATTTCAATATGAAAATGATGATCTAATACAAATTTAACTGCTGGCAATTGTGCAATAGCATCGCCCAATCCACCTTGATGAAGAACAAAGTTAAAAGGCACTACTTCTAGTTTTGTTCCACTGCGATACATAGTTCTCCTGTAACTGGTAGGGGATGATGGACTTGCACCACCGTAGCTGGCATCAAAAACCAGTGTATTAGCTGCTATACGAATCCCCTAAAATGGCTCTCCCGATTCGGATCGAACGAATGACCTACTGGTTAACAGCCAGTTGCTCTACCTCTGAGCTACAGGAGAAAACTTTTATAATTCTACCAATAATTTTTGATTTTTCTTTAAAGCATAATTAGGAAAAATCTCTTTAACTGGAAGAAAAGTTTCAAATCTTTTAGTAATCTTGAAAAGTTTTTCCAAGTACTTACTAGGATTATATTGTCCTGAATATCTTTCTGTCAAGCACAAATCTTCATTTGGTAAAATAAAAACATATATTCTATCACCAGACCTATATTCAGATCCTTGAATAGCATCAATAATCTTTGTTTCATTTGTTCGTTCTGAATTAAAAGTAGTTGGGCTTAACTGGATCTTTTTACTCCACTGTTTAATGTCTTTTATTCCATCTCGAACTTCTCTAATGAATTCATTATAAATATTCACCATCTCTGGTATTGGTTCATCTTTATACATTAAAGTATCTACCATTCGATTTAACATAACTTTTAATGCTGGTTCTAATGAAGCAGATTTAAGACTAGACCCTTTAATTTTAAGTTTACCTTTTTCATCTAACATTGCGTAATTTTTAGCTTTTAAAATCAATACTTTAGAAAATACACCATCATTAGCAAATTTAATATGCTCAGGTAATAGACTATTAATTTCATTAATGAGCAATTGTTGTTCTTCTTTATCAAATGGAGTTTGATCTGGTTTACAGAACATAATGGAATCTGTATCTGCGTTTGTAATTACAAAATTATGTTGATTCATTTAATACCTCTACCAGACCATCTGGAAATTTAATTCTAACATGTTTATATTTATGCGGTCCAGTTTTCTTTTTTGGTTTCCATTTTAAATTTTCTTTTCTCTTTGCTGTATTTTGATTAATTTCCCAATCGTGGCTTCCAGCATCGTCAAACCATAAACATTCAGCGCAACGTGGGCATCTATAAGTTACACCAATACCTACCCATCCACTAGCATAACCATAGCCATAACCAGTTTCTAATTTTGTTACTTTTACATGACCGCAAGTATCAGACATTGACTTCTTCCTCAAATTCTGTAACTTCCATAAAATCACTTAACTTTTTTTGTGCTGCCCAATTAATAGTAAATTCAAGAATCTCTCTACCTTTAGCGGTAATAAATTCAGCACAAGGCATACTATTGAATAGCAAGCCAGAAGCCCCCATAAAGCCATAAAAGCTGTTTAGAATACCTTTAGCTGTTGTATCCATCTCTTTCCAATAGTTATCTCCAGTTTCTGCTGCAAGCTTTTTATACTCTAACCGCTTCTCTCTAAAAATCTTGACCATTTGAAGTAGATATGCTTTTGGATCTTTGTCGCTATCATATACTTCATATTGAATCATAATAGATGGATATAGTGCTGCCAAATCGATCTTAAAACAATTTTTATAAAGCCCCGGAACACCAAACGAAATTGCTCCTTGAAACTTCTGTGCTTCATCTGCCTTTGGTAACGAGTGACCATCTTGTAAATATGCTCTTACCATCATTCCATTAATTTTACTACCACTTGCGGATAGAAGAATTTCTGTAAATGGTTTTGGCATCATTGGAGCCATATTAAAATATAGTGGCCCCATATAATCCCAAATTTTTACTGCATCTTCAGCATCTTCAACTGCATATTGTTTAATTTTAGCCCACTCTGTAGGATTTTTATAATGATCCCTAATTGATCCGGCATCATAATATTGTCTGCCTTCTTTTTCAAACCCAAGCTGTTTGATCATCGGTTTCAAAGCATAACTTTCAATGCTTTTAGAAACATCAAAACTACTTGCTAGAAAAAATGTATCTACAATTTCTCTACCATATATAGTTACACCTTTATATAAAAGTTCTCTGGTTCCATCTAAACGAAATTTAGAATCATAATTATTAAATTGTATTGTAGAATTATCTCTCCCCATTTTAAGTTCAGTTTCCAATGTATCACATCTGTTTTGCAAATATGGAAAGTCGAAAGTTAAAATATTATGACCAACAATTAAAGATGGATTACATTTTCTAACGTATTTACAAAAATCAATAATCATATCTTTTTCAGAATTATAATTATCATATGCAAATAATTTATTTACTTGTGAGTTTTTATCTCTAAATGTTGTTGAAATTAATAAAATTTTGGCATCTTTATCTAAACCATCTAATCCTGTAGTTTCTAAATCGAAAGATAATAAACTAATCTCTTTAAATGTTAAATCTCGGAAAAAAGTAATTCCATCTTTTAGCATGAATGCTTCTTCATTATTATAACAAGAATAGATATCATTATTTCTGTTTATAGCACGAAATCTTTGCCAATCAGCCTTTTCTTTAAATTGATAACCATATTTATAATAAAGATTCCCACTCATACGAGCAGCATTCTTACTTAATTTATTATGAGATAAAACCCAATACCGATTGTCTCTAATTTCAGAATTGATATTACCATCTATATCTTGTATAAAGATTTCAGCAGTACCATCTTTAACTTCAAGACCAACAACTCGCCTTAAATTTGATTTACCATAGATAAGTGAATCATTCATGATATTGGCTCCCAACGTAAAATCGTAATTCTTTTTAATTCTTCGTCTGTAAATACTTCTTCATGATCCATGCAATGGTCTAATGGACCAAATTTTTTAGCACATTCTAAATATGCTTGTCTATAACAATAAACTCTCCATTTTCCAATTAATTTACCAAAAACTGGAGTAAGAAAATAATAATCAATAAATCTACACCATTTTGGAAGTCTATAATAATAATGCATAGGATAAAATATATCATTTAAAGAAAAATCATAAGTTAAATGAGCATACCACCTAGTATCACCCCATTTTTCTTTAATTTGACCAATAATCATTCCACGTTTAGCCCATTTATAAAAAATATTTAATGCTGCACCTATATTATGATTAGGTTTCATTTTCTGATTCCCAAGTAAAAAAGTAAACTGCATTATTTACAACTTTTCTATCATCATTATCATGATGACAATAATTCTGTTCATTGATTGGAGGATACATTCCTATACTTTCTAAAGTTTTTAGAATAGAATCTGCTAATTCGTATGCTTCTACTGAATTTGGGTTTGTGGGTAATTTACCAACAATTAAATCTAAAGCTTCCGATCTTTTCATTTTTGCTCCCTTTCTAAAACTAATTCTCTCTTATTACAATTTAACATATCTCCATCTTCAAGTAAAACAACAACCATATTATCTGCTAAGATTTGAACAATCGTACCAACTAATAAACCGTCAATCTTTTTTGTTCTTACCTTTTGATCCAATTTTGTTAGAATTACTACTGTGTCGCCCAATTTCACGTTGTTCATTCCTTCTATATTTTAACATCTCATGTTCCATTGCACAATATCTATTACAATATTCTTTTTTGTGAATAGATTGTTCATACATCTTTCCACAAAACATGCAAGTACCACTAAATAATTTTGTTTTTTTAGTTAAAGGAGGCATCTCTTTTTGGATTCTTAAGAAGTTCTTTTAGTTTATCTGAATCAGATTTAGGTTCTTCAATTTCTTCATTGTGAATTTCTACATGCACAATAAATTCTTTTTTAATAGCTTGATGAACTTCATCTGCGCTATGACCCAAATATAAATAAGTTTCATCTTGCTCTAAAAGATATCCAACTGCAATCATTGGTGTTTTATTTACTTCCGTCATTTCTACACTTGCAACTGTATTTTCTGTATCTTTATTTAAAACAATAATTACATATTGTCCTGCAAAAATATCAAAAAACATATCGCTACTCTTTTTTGCCACGATGCTATCTCCATTGGTTGTCTGTTTGTTCACTATCTCGTTCTTCTCTAATTCCTTGTAATTCTTGTCTATCTTCATCAGTAAGAGTAGAAAACGTACCAGATAATCCATGCCAACCAAAATCAAGAGAAAATAATTTACCCATACGATTCTTTAAACAAGAAACTGTAGCAAATTTATCCATTTCTGGATTTCTTGGATTATATCCCGGTCGGTTCATTCCAAGCATAGCACTAACAGATTGAGCAATTGCTCCAGATCCTTTAGCACTATTATAAGATTTAACTTCATCACTTGGAGAACCTAATAGCTTATTAGGTTGAAATAAACTGAATACACAAATATCCATACTTTGAGCAATCTCACGCATTTTTTGAGCAACATGAGCACTTGATTGAGTAGGATCTGAATAATCAGTAATAACCAATTCGTTATAATCCATAACCATAAATTTTACTTTCTGGCCTGTGGTATCTTCTGCCTCTTTAATAGTATCAATAATGTCTGGAACATTTTGTCCAGTCTTAAAACAGAAATTAACGTTCTTATATTCTTGGCTAATTTTTTCTTTAACAATATCACGGAAGTTTTTTTCATGTTTAAATTTATGAAACATGACTTCGGGTGTAATGTTAAAATGTTTTTGAACTAACTTTTGATAAACAATAGGTGCATACATATCATACGAAAAGAATACACTACTATTGTTTTGATTACTCATGTTGTTTAGAATTTGTAATGATAGAGAAGTTTTACCAACTCCGGGACTAGCAACAAGACCAGAACTCATACCGACAGTTAAACGTAAATTATCATCTAGCTCTGGAATACCAGTTTTAATTGTCAAATTATCAATGTTGGTAGCATAGTTTTCAAAACTATCAAATGCTGTGCTAACACTTGTAATATTTGCGTCAGTCAGATTATTCCAACGAATCTTATGCTTTTCACAAAACTTAGCAAGCCAAGGATTATTCTTTGGAGAATATGATCCACCCTCCCAACGATCAGAGTAAATTGAACCATGAATAATATCTTTCCAAAGTTCTTCTTTATCGAACTCTGAGCTTCCTGTACGCCCAGCCTGAGCCTTTAAACTCTTTTTACATAGGTAATATGTGGCTTCCTTATCAAACCCCATGCTACGGCATTTTGCGGCTAATACCATTAGAGCATTATGACGTTCGCCACTTTCATAATGACCTTCAAGAATTGCATAAACATAATCTTGCCATCCTTTAGGTTTCTTTGAAAAATCTAAAGCTGGAGAAATAATTGAAGATGCTTCTTTCTTTTTTTCTACAGTAAATAGTGTTTCGGGTAATTTATTAGCAGTGACATCAAAATTATTGTTAACTTTAGTTTTTGCTAAAGCTTTAATTTGATCTACAGTCATTTCGTCAATTTCAGCAATATGAAGTGGAATTTTGTATAAACCAGATTTTGGATTTAAAGAATTATCAATTCGTACAATTCTAGCTGGATCTGAAACGCTTGGATCATAAGTATTTAATCCTTGTGCAATAAGCCCCGTTGCTTTTTTAAATTGTTCTGGATTGATCTTTTTGTTTAATTTGATCGAAGCGTGGAATCCTTTATTACCAGAGAAAGCACAAATAATATTATCTGGTTCAATTCCATATCCATCAATAAGTCTAGTGCAAAGTTCAATGGTATCTTTTTTTGCAGCTTCAATATTATCTTTTGAATCAAAATCCCAAACTAATGTATCTGTAAGAACATCAGTAATCCCTGCAATAGATCCGGTTGATTCGACCTTTTTCTTTTGTTCTTCTGTGTAAGCAAAAATTGATTGGTATGCTTCTTTACCGTCGTTGAGTTTGTTAATTTCTTCTTGAGTTAAAAGTTTTGGCTTATCGTTTACTTTATTCTTAAAGTTGTAATACATGTTGTTATTCATTTAATTTATTCCTTTCATTTAATAAATTAGTTCTTTCTTATAAAAAACCCCCCTACGCCAGAAAGGTAACGTAGGAGGGAAGGCGAAGTACAAAAGGATAATCTCCCCCGAAATTATACGTCTTGTACTAGAGTGACCGTTGCAATAACAAAGTCTTGCGACACAAGATCAATAATCTTGTCTGCCACAGTTTCAGATAATTTACCAGCAGCTTTTAATGATTCAAGTTCTGCTACCTTGTTCTTTTGTGTGGTGAATTGGAGGTAATCACCAGCATTAAGAACAATACTTTTTCCATCTTTAGGGTTTAAGCTAACACGAATTGATGCCTTAGCTTCTGAAGGATCTTTATCTGGGAAACGCTCCTTGAATTGTTTCAAGTTTGGTTTACAATAAAGTCCGATATCTGTATATTTCTTAGCCATTTTCTGTTTCTTCTTTCTTTGTTTTGTTTAATTCTTCAATTTGTTCTTGAATTACTTCCTGCATAACGAAGTCTCTCATAATCATCTTAGCATCCATTAAACGCTTTGACAATTGAAAAGCATTTTTTGCATTGATACCATTAAAAGATTCATCAATATCTTCTAAAGGATATGCCATTAAAGCTACAGCTAAACGACGAGCATCTTTATTTGATAAACCTTTAGTCAATGCAACAAATACAGGATATCCTTCAGTCCATACACGAACAGCAGCATCTTCTGGTGAAAGATTTGCATTTTGTTCTGCAATTTCTGTAACTTCTTCTACAGAAGGAATATTATTTAATGTTTCTTCCATAATTATACCCAGTCTGTAGGTGTAGTTACTGCTTCACCGTTTACAATTGGTGCAGTATTAACTACCTCTTTTTTGGGTTTACGGAAATTAGAAGTTTTACCTGCAAGACTTGCTGGACTATTAGTAGTCGTAGCTTGTGATGCTGGAGTTTCTACTGCAACCTCAGTTTGTGGAGGAGGTGGGGGTGAAGCTGCTGCGACTTTTGCTGCTGGTGCAACATAAGTTTTTGCTGGAGCTTGGCGACCAGATGCAGTATTACCATCATCATCTTCTGCTGGAATGAATAGCATAGATTGTAATCCGAAACGACGAGCATACGTTTGTGCTGCTCCAAAAGATTGAGGATCATTTTGTTTTGCACAAATAACTTCAGTTTCACTAACCAACATTTCTCCAGTATTAGAATGTACTAATGCAGTAATAATAAAATTTTTACCATCACGATGAGAAGCTGGTTGTAATACAACAATACCCTCTTCGTTTAGTGGTTCTTTTACTACTTCCATGACTGTAGGAAGATCCGCATAGCTAGATTTAAAAAATGGATTTTTTGCACCTTTAACTGCAGCACCCATTTTAACTTGAGCTTTTAACAACGCTTTTGTCAAATTACTAATATTTTCACTTGTTTTCATATTTGCCTTTCTTGTTTTTATTATAGAACATCTAAACCATTAGACAAGAGAATTACATGTAATCTTTCTTGAATAATGAATTTATCTGTATTGCTTTCAATGATACGGATCTCACCCGTTT